CTTAAAGGGAAAGGGAGGTAAGATATGAGTAAATGTCCTTGTTGTGGTTACTATGCTTTTAATGGTGTAGAGTGTTTTGATTGTGGTTATAGAAGTTAAAGAAAGTAGGAAAATAATGCCAGATAAATTAGACGTATATCAAGTTGTTAAAAAGTTAATCGGTTGCATAGAGCCCTTAGGCGAAACTAACGAAGATAATAGACGCTATGAAAACTTAGTAGAAATGTGTAATTTAATAGAAAATTTAGTAGAGGATATTAAGGAAGTTAGATTAGAGTATAAAAATGACCAAGAATATAGTATAAAAAGAGCTGTTAATTGTGCAAATGATTTCCTTGTAGATGATTTGGGAATAAAGGATGAATAATGCCAGATAAAAAAGAGAAAGAAAACTTTGACAAATACTAATGTATGTGGTATAATTTTAATGTCTGGTAGAGAGGGGATTTTTTATGTTTAAAACAAAGGCAACCGTAAGCGTTGAAAGATTTACCTCTTTCTATCAGACCGCTGAAAGTTGCCTTTTTATTGGAGGAGATTATGCCGAGTGGATATAAAAAAGATGGTTCTTTGTCTGGTAAAGCTTTTCAAAAAGGACACAAAACTTGGAATAAAGGGAAAAGTGGTTATTGCTCTGAAGCTACATTGCAACTAATGAGAGAAAATTTTAAGAAAACCAGACCATCGTGGAAAGGTGGAAGAATTAAGATGAATGGTTATATTGCAGTATATAGCCCCACCCACCCATTTGCTATGAAATATGGCTCTGGATATGTTTATGAGCATAGATTAGTTGTGGAAAAACATCTTAGTCGGTATCTTAAATCTAAAGAGAGAGTTCATCACATAAATGAAATTAAAGATGACAATAGGATTGAGAATTTTATATTGTTTAAAAATGAGGGTTTTCATATGTGGTTTCATAGGAAAAATGGCAATTATTCTAAAGGTATTATTTTTGACGGCAGAAAACTAAAAAAAAGGAGTGGAGAAATAAAATGAAAAATTTCACAAAGGAAGCGGAGAAGTTGTTGCCAGAGAAGATAATTAAATTGATGAACGATAGAAAGATATCATCTGCTACTTATCCAAATGGCTACAACATAGCCATAGACGACTGCACACCCATAGTAGCCGATTTATTAAGGCAGGTGGCGGAGTTGAAAAAAGATAATTTAGCATTAGCCACACGAAGATTAAGAGTAGTTGAAGAAAAATTTGAAGATAAAAAATAGAGGAGGGGAAGAATTGAAAGATGAGCTAAAGGCTAGAGGTTGAAATAACCTTGAGTCCAATGAGTGTACATTAGTTGGGTAGCTCTAAAGACCTCTGCCAGAAAATAGATGAGCTAAAGGAGAAGAGATGAGACTTAAATTAGTTGGGATACCTGTCACGGAACTAAGAATAATTAAACTTCATAAAAATAAAGATGTAATTAAATTTTTACAGAAAAAGAAAAACGATGAAAAGAAAAGTGACTTAACTATATCTTTTAAAAATAGAGGAGTAAAAGGATGAGTAACTATTGTGAAGATTGTGGATGTAAAGTTTATGGAGGTCATTGTGTAAATTGCCACGAAGAAACTTTTATCGCTGAGCAATACAGAGATTTAAAGATGGAAGTCCCCGATAGTATTTTGAAAAAAGAGGTAGAACAATCTTATGAGGAAATAAAATGAAAGGCGAGATAATGGAAGATAATAAATTATGTGGCGAATTTAGTGCAAAGGTATGGGCGGAGGAGTTTGTTAGGTCGGTAAAAATTAAACCTGAAATAGCAACAGATGAAGGAACTATGTTGGGGTGGTTTGCTAATGCGATTATGGCTGGGTATGATAAGGCTAAGCAAGAAAAAGCAGGAAGCATAGAGAAGGTTGGGGTTGAGGAAGTCAAGCAATATTCTGCAACTACTGATGACCAAACCCATGAAGATAGAACCAGAGAACTATGTAGAAATGTAGCTGAAATAAGAAAGAATACAGATGCAATCCTAAACAACCTAAAAGAAAAGGAGTAGAGGAATGAGTGATAAAGATACAGCAATGCAAGTGAGATGTATATATTGCCATAAAGAACAATATGCTCCGGCAGTTTATGAAATTTCACAAGGCAAGCACCCTTGTGTTTGGTGTGGGGCTACACCTCCAAAGATGACAGTAGCAGAATATGGAGATAAATATAATTGTGGAGAGGAGTAAGTATGTTAATACTTAAAATAATAGCTACATTATGTGAAATGTTTTTACTAATAGTGATTTATAAAACTATGTATGACTGCAATTGGATAGGTTGGAAGGATATTTTAATTTATGGTTTTATATTTTTAACTATACTTATATCTATTTGGATATAATAGAGAGAGACGAAAAATGAGAAAATTAAAAAGAATAATTGAAGAACATTATTTTAAAAACGACCAAATGCTTTCAGTTGTTAATTGCTATATGTCCTTACATGACCTTGCTTCTATATATTTAAGTGATAAAGACGAAGGGATGGGAAAGTATTTATTTTCAATATATAATTTACAATCAAGTTTTGGTGTTGATTTAATGCCTTCTCACTTTAAAGAAACTAGAGAAATACCCATGAATGAAGTAGTGGAATATTCTAACCAACCTTTATATATGAATCAATTATTTACTTTAAAGAAATTTGAAAAGATAACTGAAGAAGATATACTAAATTGCACTAAATATTTTGTAAATGAAGTATTAGATATATTTTTGATATTTAATATAAAATTTATAAATGAAATAGAAGAAAAAATATAATGAAAGAAAAAGAATTAGCAAATCAAAATCAAATAATAAAAATAAGAACTGGCTCTCATTTATATGGAACTCATACTAAAAATTCAGATGAAGATTTTATGGGAATATTCATACCTACTAAAGATTATGTATTAGGAATAAACAAATGTGAACAAGTAATATTGTCAACTAAAACGCCACAGACAGTAAAGAATTTAAAGGGAGATATAGACTATACTATTTATTCTTTAATTAAGTTTATACATTTAGCTATACAGAATAATCCTAATATAGTAGAACTGTTTTTTGTTAATGATAAGTGTTTATTAGAATGTGATAAATTTGGACAAGAATTATTAGATAATTATCATTTGTTTATATCTAAAAAATCATATCATACATTTAAAGGTTATGCTTATGCACAAAGAAAGAAATTGGAAATAAAGAAAGAGAATATGACAGGTAGAAAAGAATTAGCTTTAAAGTTTGGATACGATACTAAATTTGCTTCACATCTAATAAGATTGCTTTTGGAAGGATTAGATATGCTAGTTGAAGGTAAACTACAATTTCCTTTACCACAGAATAATTTGGTTAGAGATATAAAAATAGGAAAATATAGTTTAGATTGGGTATTAAATAAAACCAATGAACTTGAAAAACTAATAGATATGGCTTATGTTAAATCAGACCTTCAAAAAACAGCTAACACTAAAGAGATAAATAAACTACAAATAAGGTTATTGGAGGAATATTGGAATGTTAAATAAAGTAAAAGAAATAAGACAATTAAAAGGTAAATTAAAAATAGTTGATATTGCTCAAAAATATGGGGTATGTTTTCAAAATATTAGCAATATTATAAATCATAAAATATGGGTAGATGTTAAATGACAAAATTACAATATATATATAATAAAGTTAAAAAAATCATATATCCTGTTTATGCTGTAGGGGGTTGCGTTAGAGATGAATTAATAGGAGTAGAACCAAAAGATTATGATTTTGCTTGTCCCTTTTCTCCTGACGAGATTGAAAAGGCAATCAAAAACGAGGGTAGGAGGGCATATTTAATTGGCAAAAAATTTGGTACTTTGGGTGTTAAAATTGAAGGGAATTATATAGAATTAACAGCATTTAGAACTGAAGAATATAAAAGGAATTGTAGAAAACCAAATGTAGAATTTGTAAAAGACCTACATTCTGATTTAAGTAGAAGGGACTTTACTATTAATGCAATAGCCAAAATAGGAAATAAATATATAGACCCCTTTAATGGAAGAGAAGATTTGGAAACAAGAACATTAAAATGTGTAGGTAATACAAAATTAAGATTCAAGGAAGACCCATTGAGAATGTTAAGAGCCGCTAGATTTATTTCTCAATTAAAACTAATAAATGTAGATGAAGCAATATGGAAAAAAACATTAGAACTTAATTATAGAATATTAACAGTAAGTAAAGAAAGATGGATGATAGAGCTAGATAAGTTATTGTTGTCAGATAATATTAATTTAGGATTAGATTTTTTAATGATAACCAGATTATTTAACTTTATGATTCCTGAACTAGCATTACAATTAGATTATAATCAAAATAGTAAATACCATGACTATGATTTATGGACACATACAAAACAGGTTGTTTATTCTACTCCTAAAGACTTAAATTTAAGGTGGTCTGCTTTATTACATGATATAGCAAAGCCGTTTGTAAGAACAAATAAGGTTGATAGGAGTAACTATATACACCATGCTAGACTAGGTTCAGAGATAGTAGAGAAAATAGCAAATTATTTAAAATGGAGTAATGATAGGAGAAAAGTAGTAAAAGATTTAGTATTAAATCATTTAAATGAAGATAGTATACTTAAACCATATGATGATAAGTTTAAAAAGAAAACAAAATAATGATTGACAAACTATTTATATTATGATATAATGGTTTGTAAGTTAAATGATATTTATAAATAAATTGAACTGTAGTGGCGGAACTAGACGCACAAGACGGTAACCAAACCTCGAATTAGTCTTATGAGCTGAAGTTCTCGGGATATAATACTCATTTGAAGCTAATTATGCAGGTATCGAATCCTGCTTACAGTTCATCTAATTAAAGGAGAATAATATTGAAAGATTTTAATAATATTTTCAGACCAATAAAATGGAATGAAATTAAAGGTCAAGAACATGTTGTGAAGATATTGAAATCACAAGCAATAAATAAAAAAGGATTAGCTAATTCATATTTGTTTTCAGGTAAAAGTGGCATAGGTAAAACTACTTTAGCTAGATTGTTTTTTATGAGTTTAAATTGTCAAGATTTATCAAAAGAAGGGAATCCATGTCTAAAATGTCCTTCATGTCTAAATTTCAAATTTGATTTACTTGAAATAAATGCTTCTGATAATAGAGGTATAGATGATATTAGGACATTAAGTAAAGAAATATACTATAAATCTCCAATATCTAAATATAAAGGTATCTTACTTGATGAATGTTTTTTAGGTTCTACTCCTGTTCTTCTTGAAGATATGACATATGAAAAAATTGGAAATATAGTAAAACATAAAAAAGAAAAAAAAGTTCTTTCTTATAATTTAAAAACAAATAAAATTGAATCCAAAAAAATTATAGGTTATTTTAGAAAAAAAGTAAATTTACAAAAAACAATTACTATTAAAACCCAACATGGTAACAAATTTACATGTACAGATAATCATAAAATACTTACAGATAAGGGATATAAAAGAGCGGACAAACTACAAAAGAAATCTATAATATATGAAATTAGGAATAAAATTCCTTCAAATATTAAACAGGTTTTATTAGGAACAATACTTGGAGATGGCTATTTAGGAAAAATGAAAAATACAGTAAGATTAAAAATGAATCATTCTTATAAACAATTAAAATATATTACATATAAAAGGGACATAATATCTAAAGTAATAGACTGTAGTAAATTATCAACCACAGACAGAATAAATAAAGATACTTTTGGAGATAAATTTACAGGTTACAATACAAAAAGCTCATGGTTTTTAACAGATATTTATCCTCTTATTTATAAAAATAAGAAAAAATATATTAATAAAAAAATATTTAATCAATTTACTTATATTAGTTTAGCTTTTTTATATATGGACGATGGAAGTATGTCTAAATCAGGAAATGCACATTTACATATTTGTGGTTTTTCTAATGAAGAAGTAAAAATGTTTTCTATGTTTCTTAACAAAAAATTTAAATTAAAAAATACAGCCTATATTACAGGTAAATATCCTTCTATTAGATTTTCAAAAGAAAGTAGTTTAAAATTATTTAAAAATATAAGTCCCTATGTTATTCCCTCCATGAGATATAAATTAGCAGGGGATTTGTTGCCTTTTGATAATGACTTTTTTAATAATTGTACTAAATCTTATGAAATAAAACCAGCCAAAATTAAAAATATTGATTACAAAAAACATAAATGGACTGTAGAAGTATTTGATATTGAGGTTGAAGATAATCATAATTTTCTAGTTGGAAATAATTATAGTTTAGGGTTAAGCAATATTGTCTCTAATTGCCATATGTTATCCAAGCCGGCTTGGAATTGTTTACTTAAACCACTAGAAGATGCATCTAATGATTTTATTTGGATTTTATGCACAACTGAATTAAACAAAGTATTAAAAACAATACAAACAAGATGTCAGACATATAAGCTTAATCCTATTAGATGGAAAGATATATTTGATAGAATAGAAGAACTAACAAAAGAATTAAAAATGGATGTAGATGAAAAAACGATATGGACAATAGCAAGGAATTCTGATACAAATTTAAGACAAGCGATACATCTGTTAGAACAATATAGTAATTCAGGAGATATAAGAGAATTTCTTTCTGATGAAGTAAATGTTGATTTCTTAGATGGAGTTGCAAGAGAAGATTTGACATTAATATGGAAATCATTTCTTGGTTGGAAACAAAATTATCCTGATATTAATACTTTTATTAATTTTTTAAAGTATGACCTTATGACTTGTCTAAAAATAAAAATGAATATGCCACTAACAAATGTAGCTCCTTATAGGGTAAAAACATACGAAAAAATAGCAGGAGATATACCTGAAGATATTTTAATCAAATATTTTGAAGAAATAATCAATATTGAGGAAAGAGTTGGGGGTGTATATGACTATAACTCTTTATTTTTCAATATGTTATGTAAAATAAGAAAAGAAAAAAAGTAATTGCCATTGGTGATTTTTATTCTATATTAATAGTATAAACGGGAGGTAATATGAATAAATTTTTTGATTTAATAAAAGACCAGTTCACATATGGAGGTAAGAAATACAGATATAATAAAACTAAAGAAACTACAGATATTTTATTTGACGAATTCGGTGCTTCTTGGTTATATGGAACAATGTCTAAATATTGTTTTAGGTATCAAAATCTAAAAAGAGAAAGAGATTTATTAAAGATAGCTTGTTATTGTTATATATTATGGTTAAAACGAGGGTTTTATTTTTCAACTGAAGGACTAGAAACAGCACAAAATACAACCGTTGATATGAAAGATGTTAATTTTGAGATGTTTAGAAAGGCATATGCTAGTTTTAGGAATAGTCGTGTTATTTATTCTTCAATAGAAGATGTATATTCCATATTAGCAACTTTATCAGATATTAATTTTAATAAATTAAAAGAATATCATATTTTCCATATGTTATTGATAACAGAACATATATGGGAAGTAGAATATGAATCGGGGGAAGAACACGATACGGATACACACAATGAGTAAATTACAACTAGCAAATATAGAAGACCTTAAAGAAATAATGTTATGTTTTAGGAAGTACAAAGATATATTTCCACATATAAGACAAGATAAAATTAAAGATAAGATATTAAAAAGTAATGCAGTATATGATGAAGGTGTTTTTATTGCTTTTACTAAATATAAAAAGAAAACAAGATTGGGAGATATTACAACTATGAGAGGAGACTATATCTTACATCAAATTTTTAATATAACTAAAGGTAATGGTAAGAGCAATAAAATATTAAATAAGTTTTTCAAGTATATACAACCCACTAATAATTTATGGTTGACTGTTAGAGCAAGCAATATTATTGCTAATAATTTTTATAAGAAAATGGGATTTACTAAAGTAAGCGATATATATTGGAAAAATAAAACTATCAAAGGTAATGTGTATAATAAAAAATTAATGAATTTAACAGGAGGACTATTTAATTAATAGTAAGAAAATATGAACAAAGAAAAAGAGCAACTTTGGTGTTATGACTGCCATGAGGAAATTTTAGATAATGAACCCTATGTAATATTTCAAGGAAAAATATATCATGAAAATCCATGTTGGACTGGTATTAAAAATACACAAATAATTGACGAGGAGTTATAATGGGTAAAAATGATGAAAGTTTAGTAAAGTCAAGAGAAATTAGAAGTCAGATATTATCTAAATACGGAGAAATACCTAAAAGTATTTATAAACCAGACTATTCTTGGGGTAAACACGTTATAGAACTTGAAGCTAAAAAACAACATAATATTGCAATACAGAAACATAAGAAATTAAGCTATGGTCATAAGGTAGAAATAGAATTACAAGACGGAACTAAAAAAGAAGTTGAAAAGAAATCACAGCAACAATGGAAAGCTTACAATGCTTCATCTAAAAGTATTAGAGGTAAAGATGGTGGGTTATCTACTTTTCCTCCTGCACTAGCCAGAAGAATAGTATTGTTTTATTCTGAAAAAGGAGATACAGTTTTAGACCCAATGTGTGTATCTGGAGATACAATAATTTCAACTCCAAATGGTGACTTCCCGATTAAAAATTTAGTCGGACAAGAACCATATGTATATTGTAGTGATGGAGTGCAATTAAGGTTACGTAAAGCAAATCAAATACGCAAAACAAGAATAAATGCAACTGTATTGGAAGTAAAGTTAGATAACGACAATAGTATATTTGTAACTCCAGACCATAAATTTATGCTTAGAAACGGCAAATATATAGAAGCTAAATTATTGAAATCAGGAGATAGTTTAATGCCCTTCTATAGAAAAATACATAAGCAATCTGGTAGATGGATAATAGGATTAAATAATGGTAAATATATGAGACAGAGTATTTTTATAATGCAAGAAATATTAGGTCGGAAATTAAAAACCAAAGAATTTATTGAATGTGTGCATCATAAAGATGAAGATATTACTAACGATAGTGTAGAAAATTTAAAAGTAAAGGATTTTGGAAAACATTCTAAAATGCATCATGAAGGTAAAATAATGTATATTCCTTCAGATGAACAGAAAAAACATTTATCTAAAATATTTACAGGATTAGAAAATCCTTTTTTTGGTAAAAAACATTCAACAGTAACAAAAAAACAGATAGGAATTGCAAGTAAAGGAAGAAATGTTGGGGGAAAACATAGTTTTGAAACAAAGAAAAAGATGAGTGAATCCTGGAAGAAACGTAAAAATAAAACATATGTAAATCAAATACAACATTTAATATCTGAAGGAAATCTTTCATATGAAAAAATAGCATTAAAAATGGGTGTTCATAAAAATACTGTTATTAATATCTCTACAAAAAGATTTAATTATAATCATACTGTTAAATCAGTAGAAGAATATCCAACTAAAATAGATACATACAATATGAATGTAGAAGAATTCCATAATTTTGTTGCTAATGGAGTTATTGTTAAAAATTGTGGACACAATTCTCGTATGCAAGTAACATATGAATTAGAGAGAGATTATATTGGGTATGATGTTAGTAAAGAGTTTATGAAATTTAATAATACTGTTAAAGATGAAATAATGGGCAAAGGAAATCAGAAATTAATATTTACACCTTCAAATACAATTACTCTTAAAGAACAATCATCTGAAAAATTAGATGAAGAAGACAATTCAATGGACATGTGTTATACATGTTATTCAGATGATACAGAAGTATTAACAGACGGGGGATTTAAGTTATTTAAAAATTTAAAAATGATTGATAAAATTGCAACTTTAGATGAAGGAGATAATTTAATTTATGTTAAATTAATTGAAATACAGAAAAATAAATATAAAGGAATAATGTATGAAGTAATAAACAAAAAAGGATTTAATTTATTAGTAACTCCCAATCATAATATGTATATTCGCAAACGTCATAAAAAAGATTATGAGCTATTAAATGTTACTAAATGTAAAAAGCAAGATAAAATTAAGATGTCTGCTAATTGGATTGGAGTAAATAAAGATTTTTTTATATTGCCGAGTATTATTACTGAAAAAAACCACATAAGAAAAGACAACCATATACTTATGGAAGACTGGATGACATTTTTAGGTTGGTATATATCTGAGGGATGGTGTTATTATAATAGAAAACAAGGGAAATTAAAAAAAGGAAGCAATTACTCTGTTAGTATTTGCCAAAGAGATATAAAGGTCTTAGAAAATATTAAAAAGACAATGAGCAAATATGGATTTAAAGGAACAATCAAAAAAGATACTCTTTCGTTTAATAGTAAACAGTTATATTTATATTTAAACCCACTTGGGAAGTCATATGAAAAATATATCCCCAAAGAATTTTTATCTTTAGATAGAAAATATTTAATTTGTTTATTTAATTCTTTAATGTTAGGAGATGGAAATGGCAAAGGAGCCAATAATACTTATTTTACTTCATCTGCTCAACTAGCAACCGACTTTATGGAATTAGTTATTAAACTAGGTAAAAAAGCTAATATGCAAAAAAGAGTAGATTGTGGAAGGAAGTTTATAAGAGGAAGAGAAATATTTAAAAAACATGACTCATATAGTATTGTTATTGGTAATGGATGTGAAAGGCAAATTACAGAAATAAATAAAGTAAAATATGATGGATTTGTTTATTGTTGTTCTATACCAAATCAAAAATTATTTGTTAGGAGAAAAGGTAAAGGTTGTTGGTGTGGCAATTCGCCACCTTATTGGGATTTAGAATACTATGGGGATGAAAAAGAACAGTTAGGATATAATCATTCATATGGAGAATTTTTAAATGGACTAGGAAGAGTAGTTAATGAATGTCATAGAGTATTAAAAAGAGATAAATATTGTATTTTTAATGTAAATGATTTTAGAAAAAACGGTATTTTATATACCTATCATTCTGATGTTATAGAATTATTTAAAAAAGCAGGATTTAATATGCACGATATAATTGTTGTGGAGTGGGCGAGTGCTATGGGAGCCTGTTTTAGTTTTAATACTAAAGTTTTAACTGAAAACGGATATAAAAATATAGGAGATATAAAAGTAGGAGAAAAAGTATTTACTGATGTCGGAAAATTACAGAAGGTTTCAAAAGTATTTAAAAGAAAAGAAAACGATATTATAGATTTAAAAGTAAAAGGATTATGTGATAATATTAAAATAACAGGAGAACATCCTGTATTATCTATAAAAAGAAAAGATTTAGTTTGCTATAAAGACAAAACCCGAAGTTGTTTTGGTTATTCTGGTAAGAGTTGTTCGGGTTGTAAGAACAAATTAAATAAAAAGATTTTAAAATGGTATAAAATAAGTGAATTAAAAGAGGGGGATTTTATATCAACACAAAGCAGTACTATTGAAAAAAACAATATATTTTTAAATGTTTTCAATTATATAAAAACAGAAAAATATATTTTAAAGAACAATAAAATATGTTTTAAATTAAACAAAAAAAATCTAAAATATATACCAAATAAAATAAAAATAGATGAAAAATTTGCTCGTTTGATTGGTTATTATTTGAGTGAAGGATGTTCTAATAGTAAAGGTCTTAGATTTACTTTTCATGAGAAAGAAATTAATTATATTACAGACGTTTGTAATTTAGTAAAAGAACTATTTGGATTAGAAAGTATAATTAAAAATTCTAAAATAGGTAAATGGAGTACAATATATATTTATAGTAGTATTTTAGCAGAATTCTTTGATTGTTATTTAGGCAAAGGATTTGATAAAAAAAGTATACCTAAACATATTTTTATTTCTAATAAAAACATAAAAGAAAATTTACTTATAGGTCTGTTTCGTGGGGATGGATGTTTAACTGGTAACGATATTTCATTTGGTGTTTCTAATGAAATATTAATAAAAGAAACTCAATCATTGTTAGGAAGCATAGGTTATAGTTTTTATTTACGAGAATATTATCCCAAATTAAGTAAAAATAAAACATATCAAATAAGATTAGCGGAAAATAAATGTATAGATTTTGTTGAAAAAACATTTAATAAAAAAATAACCCAAAATACAACTAAACGATATGATTTTAAAATAGGAGATATAACTGTTAGAAGCATAGTATCTATGAAAAAAAATAAATTCAATGATTATGTTTATAATTTAGAAATAAATAAAAATCACACTTATATTGCAGAAGGAATTATTTGCCATAATTGTTTTGCAAGTCAAGTTGAAGACAGAAAAATAACTGCTAAATCCCATGAATATTTAATCGTAGGAAGAAAATAAAATATGAAAGGAGAAAACAATGACTGAAAAATATACTCATTTTAAGGGTAATGAATTAGTAAGTTATAATAGTCAAAATAATAATTCTGAATATTTAACTATAGGTAATGTAAATTTTACAGATTATAGTTTATATCCTTGGTATGAAAGAGAAGTGTGTTATTGGTATCCTTCATATACTATATATGAAAAAAATAAAACAGAACAAGCATTTAAGATTATAGGTAAACTAATAGAAAAAAAAGTTATTAATGATATAAATGTTAAAAAGTTTATTGAACTAGTAACTGAAATAGCTTCAATACTTTAAAGGAATACTATGGAAATAGATAAAGTAGTTTTTATTGACTTTGGTTTATTTATGTTTAGAGGTATTTTTAGTTATATAAAATCAAAAATGCTACCTACATATAATACAATGAATATGATTATGGGTTGTTTAAAAAAGGTAGGGATAACAGAAAATACTTTAGTTATTATAGCTGTCGATAGTAAGAAGGGTAGTTGGAGAAAAGCATTAGATTCTAATTATAAAGCAAATAGGAAAGAAGCTAGAGAAAAATATGATTTAGATTGGGTAGATTTATTTAAACAATACAATAGACTTATTGACAATATAGAACAATCAACTCCTTTTTATACTGTTGAAATAGAAAAATTAGAAGCAGATGATATTATAGCCTTCGGTTGTAAATATTTTAATGAACATCAATGTACTATTATTAGTAGTGACCAAGATTATGAACAACTTGTAGCATATGGAAATGTGAGATTATTTTCTCCAGTATCTAAACAATATAAGTTAGTTAAAAATCCATATAGTATATTAGCTAAAAAAATACAGAAGGAAGCTTCAGATAATTTAATAACACCTATTTTAAATGAGAAGGATTATGAAATAAGAAATGCAATTGTTAATTTAATAGAACTTCCTAATTGGGTTAATTCTTTAGTTGAAAATTATTTATCTATACTTCCTGAAAAAAATTACAATACTGATTTAATTTGTTTTAACAGTATAAGAGCAAAATTTAATAGCGTATATTCAACAAAATATATTGTTAATTTTGAAAAATCTATAAATAGAAATAAGAAAAAGAAAAAAGAAAAAAGTTTATTTAAATGAAAGGAGTAAATAAGTGAGAAGAAGAACTATTGATGGAGATGAAAGATTGGGTTTGGGTCCTGGAGGAGAATGTGTATGTCCTAATTGTGGTCAGACCGTTTCTCATACTACAGGTGTTCCTTGTTTTAATACTCTATGCCCTAAATGTAAAACAACACTAATAAGAAAATAAGAAAGGTAATAATATGAAAGTAATAGCCGTAAGTAAAAAAGAAGATATGTTTAAATTAGACGTAAGTGGAACAGCAACTTGGTATTTTTTAAGTGATGCAGTAAAAGAATTTGTTAAGAAAGCAGGAATAGGTCTTAATGATGATGTTAATATAGAAAGTAAACCAGATTCTACAGGTGGTAAAACAGATACAATTGTTAAGGTAACTAAAATAGGAGGTTCATCTGATAGTGCTAAAGGTTCTTTTGGTTCTTCATATCAAGCAGGAGGAGATTCACCTAAAACATATTCTAAAGATGAACAAATTAAGAAACTAAGCGTTGCAAGAGCAACAGCACAAGCCATAGTTGCTTTACAAGGTCAAGTAGATAGAGCTAATATTAAAGAAACAATGAATGAAATCTATGATTTCCTTTATGAGAAAGTAAGCTAAAATGTCATATAGAAATAAAATTCTCCCTCTGGTTAAGGATTATTTAAAAGAAACACTCAAAAATTATAAAACGGAGAATAAGGGCAAGATGTTTACTTGCCCTTCATGTAAGTTTAATACTCCTACATGTAATATTTTACCTTTTAGTGATTATGTTTTATTTTGTGTAAAAGAAGGCAAAAAAATAGGAAATATTTTTGATATAGTTAGATTACTAGAAGAAGATAAACAAGAATATGATGAAGAACAAATTATAGATTATTTAATTGAGAGATTTAAAATAAAAGATGTTGTTTCTAAAAGTAAAATAGTAAGAGCATTAGAATTTTATAAAAAGAATAATTTTGATTTAGTTCCTGTAGCAAAGAACCAAAAAATACCCATAGAGAAAGACTGGACTAACAAAACACACACCGAAATAAAAGAATGGAAACATTGGTTAAATTCTGACATCAATATGGGTATTAAAACAGGTATAAGGAGTAATATTACTGTTATAGATGTAGACCAAAAACCAATACCTGAATGTATAGATAAAGTAAAAGGAGATTGTATAATACAGGAAACAAATAAAGGATTTCATTTATTTTATAAATATGATGATTCTTTACCTAAAACAAGATTACCTGAATTAAAAACAGATATTGAAAACAACGGAGGTCAAGTAGTTACTTTTCCTTCTTCAATTGATGGAATAATAAGGTCTTTTAATGAAGAAGAATGTAAAAAAGAATTAATTGAAATGCCGTTAGAATTAAAAAATGTTTTAAAGAAAAAACTATCTGTTAAATCTATATCTACTTTTTCTGAAAAATTAAAAGAAGATATAAATAAAAGAAATTTTAATTTATCTTTAATAGGTGAAGGTGATAGACATAATGCTATAATGCATTTAGGTGGTATTTTTAGAAAAGAACTCAATATAACAGAAACATCTTTTGTATTAGATATAATAAATAAACATCTTTGTAATCCTAGAATGTCTATGTCTGATTTTAATGGAGTTATAAGAAGTTTAGATAAATATGTTGAGTTCGATGGAGCAGAATTGGCTTCAAAAATATTACAGTATTTAAAAATAGTAGAAGAAGCTACAGCTAGAGACGTTAAAGAAGCATTAGGATTTCAAAAAGCAAGAATAGATAAAGCATTAAAATATCTTGAACGTGAAGGTTATTTAATAAAGATACAAAGAATGTATCAAATAATTAAAAGAGCATCTTGGAAAGATACATTTCCTGCTTTTGATAGTGAAGTTTCTTTTAGAATGCCTTATTTCTATGATTTAGCACATTTCCAGTATTCAGATATGATTCTTCTAGGGTCTAAAGCTAAAATGGGGAAAACTACTATAGCCGTCAATATGTTGAAATCATTTATAAGGCAAGGACTTAAACCCTACTACATAAGCTTAGAAGCAGGAAGTAGGTTTATTAAAACTGCTATACATTTAGGACTTAAAGAAGGAGATTTCTTTTGGGATTTTCAATCAGACCCCACAAAGATAGAATTAGAAGAAAATGCTATTACTATTATAGATTGGCTTTTAATAAAAGATAAAAGTCAAACTGATGTAGTTATGAAACATTTTGTAGAACAACTGGTTAAAACAAATGGTTTTTTGATAATCTTTATGCAACTTAAAGAAAATGATTCTTGGTTTGCGCCTAATATGGTAACTCAATTTCCTGCATTTGCCTCAAGATATGTATATGATGAAGATGATACAGGAGTATATGGTAAGTGGATAGTTGATGCAGTTAGAGACCCTATTGCGAAGGCAAAAGGAGGCTCAATACCTTGCAAATACATATGGGAAGATAAGATATTACAGAGAATGGATGAAATAAAAGAATTTATGTAAAGAAGGAGTAAAATTTAGATTAAGCTTAAAGGAGACAATAGTAGATTATGAAAAAAGGATTAAAAATGAGCAATAAAACTAAAAAAGCATTATATGGTATTCATTATGGAGAAATGAAAATAATAGAATACAATCCTGATTTTAAGTGTTTAACTTGTGGATTACCAATAAAAAATGCATCTGAAAACGGAACAATGATATGTTTTTATTGTTCTAAAGGCGTTAATAAAGATTTAAGTAAATGGACTAGAGGAGAAAGAATACACTATACATATAGGTTTCTTTATAATTTTTTACAATATTTAGTAGAAGAAATAATATAGGAGAAAAAAATGTATAAGATATATTTAGCTGGATATATACAGGGTGACAAGATTAAAGAATGTTCTGAATGGAGAAAAAAGATAAGAGATGTCTACGATAATTGGGAAACCAACTATAAAAAATTAGGAAAAGATTATGCTGGAATGGATGATGTTAGAGTTGTAATAAAATATCCTATAGAATGGTTAGACCCACTAAACGGAAAGAACTTAGATAAAATTACAGGTGATGGATTAAAATCAGAAGCTTCTCCTCATTCAATTGTACATAGAGATTATGTTGCTGTTACTAATGCAAATTTAATTGTAGTTAATATGGACACCTTCGGTACTGAAAGAGGATTATGTGGAACACTATGTGAATTAGCTTGGGCTTGGGAACATCATATACCTATAATTATGATTACTGATGAAAAGAGATATGCCGAACATCCATTTTTATCTTATTTTGCTTCTGAAATTGTATCATCAGTAGATGAACTATTAGAGAAAAAACTTATAAATTATTTTTACAAAGGATTAGTCAATGCAGAATACTAATGATAAACCAAAATTATATCTTATGATAGGAAACATAGGTTCTGGTAAATCAACATTATGTAAATACTATAAGAAAAAAGGAGCAATAGTATTATCAAGAGATGCATTGAGATATGCTCTAGGAAGTGGAGATTATTTATTTGATTATAAATATGAACCTATAATTCAAAAAACAATTATGGTTTTCTTTACTTCATTACTTAAATTAAAATCAGATATTGTTATTGACGAAGTAAATGCTAAAAGGAAAAATAGAATTAAATATATTAAACTAGCAAAAGAAAAAGACTATGAAGTTATAGCGTTAGTAATGCCGTATCTTAATAAAGAAGATTCGATTGAAAGAAGACTATCAAATAATCACGGCAATATAAGCAAAGAAGTCTGGAATGAAGTTTGGGAGAAATTTAATGTTCAATATGACATACCCATATTACCAGAAGGATTTGATAAAATAATATTAATATAAAGAAGGATAAAATGCCATATATTAAACAAGAAAACAGAAATAAATATAATGCAATCTTGGCATTATTAAGAGGAACAAAAGACTTAATTGATAAGTCTGGAGAATTAAATTATTTAATTACAAGTATATGTAAGATATATTTAGAAAAACATTCTGAAAAATATAGTACTTATAATGATATTTTTGGAGCATTAGATTGTATAGGTAAAGAACTATACCGAATAAAAACTTCAGATTATGAAAATAAAAAGAAAGATGAAAACGGAGATGTATTTTAAAAATGAAACTAATAGTTCCCATATATTATACTATAGAGAAAAAAACAAAAGAAAATAAAACTATATTGGTCAATATGAATTGGTATAGAAATGCCCATTATATGCTGTCAAATAAAGTAAAACAACATTATCACGACCTTGTAAGAGAACAATATAATGGAGAAGAATTTACTTGCATTTCACCTAAATATATGGTATACTCAAAAAGAACTGGTACTGACGGTGCTAACATTAGAGCCATCATAGAGAAGTTTGTTTTAGACGGTTTGGTTAAAGTAGGAGCAATAACAGACGATACTATAAAATATGTAATAGGAGACAATAGTGAATACTTTATTGATAAAGAAAACCCACGTGCAGTCATTACGATTGAAGAAGTCAGTAGAAATAGAGAAAACAAATGAAAATTAAAAAACAAAAAAAGAAAACAAAAAAAGATAAAGATAAAATATCTGATGGACACTATAAAGATATATTAAATCTATTATCTTTAAAGGAGTAATTAAAATGGAAGATAATGATGCTGTTGTAATGGTGGTTTTAATTATAGCAATAACTTTAATAAGCATAATTTGTGGTCTTACCCATATGAGTTTTGAAATGAATAAATTTTATGTTGAAAAAGGATATACAAGAACCACAGTTGATGGATGGACAGATTGGGTTAAAAAATAATTGTAATAAGAAAGGAGTAGCAAAATGGATAAATTAACAATTAATGGAGGTTTAGCACTCCAAAAAGCATTAAGAGGTAGATTAAATGAATTAACTCATTTAAGAGATAGTGTAGCAGTAGAAGAAAGTACAAATTATTATTCTGATGTTAAAAGTGAAAAGATAGTAACTGTAAAGTATGAAGTAAAGTTTGTAGATAAAAAGATAGTTCAATTGCAAAATGTTTTATTTAAATTAGATAATGCTATTAAAACAGCTAACGCAAAAACAACACTAGATATAACAATAGATGTTGACAATTGTCTTGCTCCTTTAGAGTAAGATAATTATTAGCAGTTGGAAGATTAAATAAAAAAACTATGCTTGGTCTCACAGACCTAATTGGATAGTCTATTATGAGATTTAAAACTCAAACTGTATAATAATTATTATTGATTGTAAATAATCTCATTAGACACCCAATTGTAATTAATTGTAATTAGTTATTATATAATTTATTTAATCTTCCTCTATTGTTTAAAGAAAATATATTAAGGGAGGCAGACAGAAAGAAAGGTAGACAAACAGAAAGGTAGAAAGATGATATTGAAATTAAGAGATTTTAGTATGGGTAAAAGATTTGCATGGACAATAGTGTCTGATGTTACGTCGGTTAGATATTCCGAAATAACAATGGAGCAGGTAAAAGAAGATAAGCTGATACTTAATAATTATATTGAATGTGTTGATAAAGAAGGAAAACCAGATAAAAATATGGTTTTTAGGTATATACAGGCTTGGCATACAAGGGCTAATGATGACCCGATAAATATAGTTACAAATATGGTAGCTTATTTATTAAATGATGAAGGTAAAACAATAGAAACCATATAAGACAGATGCCTCCCTTAAAAAGAAAGAAAAAATATGGTACAGATGAAAAAAACATATAACAGAAAAGAACGTAGGAATATGTTGGCTAAGTTTAAAAAATTAAGCCATAAAGTAAGTTCTAAACAGGTCAAAGGTGCATTTAAAGAACAAGATTTAGATATTATGAGAAAATATAATAAAGATAAGAATGAAGAAAATAGGTTAAAATCAGAGGCAAGAAAGAAACTAAAACATGAAAAATCTGAAAGTATCTGAAAAAGTAGTTAATGTTATGTGGGTGGATGCAGAAACAAAAATTGAAGAAGAATTAGATGATGTAATAGAAAAAGGAGCCCCCATAAAAGAAAGCTATGGTAAAATTGTTTTTATAGGTAAAGATATTAATGATATTTCCTGTGTTATTATACAAACAGAAATATGCACAAGTGATGGAACTCAATTAGGAGATTATACTATAATACCCAAATCTCTAATATTAAACATAAAATAAAAAGGATAAAAGATGAAAGATATAATGTTGGACTTAGAAACATTAGGTAGAGAAGCAAAATGTGTTGTAACTCAATTAGGAGCCTGTTATTTTGATAGATATACAGGAAAATTAGGTAAGGAATTTATATCAAATATCAGCATGGGTAGTTGTTTTGATGTTGGATTAAATATAGATTCAGAAACATTAAATTGGTGGTTAGATAGGAAAGACTTAATTAGTTGGCTAGACGAACCTTTAGAATTAAAAAAAGTATTAGAAAATTTTAGTTTATTTTATAAAAAAGGAGATTTAATTTGGTCTCATAATTCTTTTGATATTCCTATTCTAAAGGCATGCTACATAGCATGTGATTTAGAAATACCATTTCATTACAGAGATACAAGAGACCTTAGAACAATAGTTGATATAGGTAAAATAGATTTATCTAAATATAAATGTTTAAATAATCATAATGCATTAGATGATTGTTTTTTCCAAATAAAATATTGTTCTGATGGATTTAAGAAATTGAAAGAGAAAGGATTTTAATGAAACTATCAGAATTATTAAATATAATAGAAAAATTAGTACCTAAATACTTTGAAGTAATTAGAATTGAACGGATTGATTTTAGTACAGGCAAATCAGTATGTGTGCCTCATTATATAGTGGGAGTTATTAATACTAAAACTGATATGATTTCTTCATTTACTTTATTTTACCCTTTTTCATTTGATAAAAAAAGTACAATAAAAGAAATTAAAAGAGAACTAGATTCTCTATTTAAGGAGGAAAAAACAAAAAATGGAAGTTAAAATTAGTTTAAAGGATTCAAATACTAAATTAATATTAGATTGTAATTTATCTTGGCAAGATGGTAATACCTTTTGTTTTTTACTTAAAGACGAGAAGACAGTTAAGAAATATCCAATGATAAATGTGTGGTTTATAGAATTTGATGAAACAAAAAATAAAGCTTATAAAATTTGAGGAAAAAATAAAATGCTTATCGCAGTGGATTTTGACGGAACTTTATGTAAACATAAATATCCTGACATAGGAGAACCAAACACTAAATTAATAGACAAATTAAAAGAATTAATAAATCAGAAACATCAACTTATATTGTGGACATGCAGAAACGGAGTATTATTAGATGAAGCTGTTGGGTGGTGTAAAGAACAAGGATTAAAACTATCGGCAGTAAACGAAGATACTGATAGTGTAAAAAATTCATTATTCGGTAGAGAAAAAAGCTGTAAGGTTTTTGCTGATGTATATTTAGATGATAGAAATCAATTAATTGAAAAATTTTAGGAGACGATATGGACACTATTATTGAGTATAGAGGTAAAAGAATTACAAATAAAGGTTGGGTATATGGATATTATGTATATGATTCTCTTTCAGATAGACATTTAATTTCATTTATGGAAAACAGAAGATATAAAGTAATTGAAGTTATTCCTGAATCAATAGGTCAATATATAGGTATAAAAGATATAGATGATAAAAAAATATATACTGGAGATATAACTGAAAACTATGAAGTATTTATGTTTGGTGATTTTAAATATTATGAAGATGATATAAAAGGAAAAATATATACAGCAGCATATGGATTATATTTACAAGAAAGAGGAGGATCCATGTGGGTTGTAGTAAACGAAAAAGAACAAAAAGATAAATATAGAATAGTAGCAAATACATTTGATAACCCTAAAATAATGACAGGAAAATGAGTAAAAGAAAAAATAAATTTCATAAAGAATTAAAAAGAAGTAGATATAAAAATATTCCTGTCGGAGAAAAAGTAGCACAGGAAGAATGGGATAAAATATTTGGTAAAAAAACGGAGGTAAAAAATGGATTCAAACGGAACATTAGTGATTAATATCACTCAAAAAGATAAAAACGAAAAGGTTATAGCTAAATTTAATATTACTAAAGATGTTATGAATAATATTCCTATAACAAAGATTAAATCAGAAGATATAATTAATAGTAATATTAAAAAATTATTAGATGATTTAGAAAAAAATAAAATAATAACAAAAGATTGGACTTAAAAATATGAGTAATACTGAAAAATTCTCAATAACAAAACTGTTTGATTTATCTCCAGTTGGTTGGTATAAGATTTTAGGATTAGCCATTAAATTAATAATTGGGATTATAATAGTGTTTGGAATCTTAGGAGTTATTAACAAATTCTTTCCTAGACAGCCAGATAATGTAACTAATCCTGCAATTAATGTTGCTAGTGGAGGTACATCAAATTATACAGTAATACAACAAAGTGAAAAAGATAAGAAATGGTGGATACCAAGTCCATTTGTAGAAATATTTGGACAAAAAACAAGTGATAGAGACTTTGATTTAGGAATGAGAACAGGTGCTAGATTTGACTTTTAAAAAAGGAGTAAATTATGAGTGATACTAAAAACCCACTAGAATTATATGTTGCTGAAAAACTTAAAAAAATAGATAAATATTCAAGACCAACGAAGGCGAGTGGAGCTTCAACTGAAATAGGAGATGTATTAAATAAATTCTTTTTTGTTGAATGTAAAATGAGAGATACTTCTAGTGTTACCATACAAAGAAAAGTATGGTATGATTTGTTAGGTAAATTACCATTAAAAACAAAAAAGATACCAATATATGCATTAGAAAATAAACATAAAGATAGATTTATCACTTTAGATTTAGATGATTTTTTTAGAATGGTATATACTATATATTATAATCAATATATACGAGACGGAGAAGAACTATAATAAAAACTAATTGCCATATTAAAAATAAGTTCTATATTATAACTACTCTCAATAACAATAGGAGAAATCATGGCTAAAAAAACAAATACAAAGATAGATGATTTAGTTAAATTAAAAAAAGTTATTGGTGATATAAATAAGTTTATGCCGGGAGTAAATATTGATTTTGCAAATAAAGCACCTGATAAGAAAAAATTATTTTTTGGAGTGAAAGACATTGATAAATTAACAGGAGGTATTCAATGTGGCAATTTTACTGTTATATATGGTAGTGAAAGTTCTGGGAAATCAACATTAGCTTTAAGTGCCATAGCAGATGCACAGAAAAATAGGAAAATGTGTATGTATATTGATTTAGAACATAGTTTTGAAAAAAAACGAGCTAAAATACTAGGAATTGATTTATCGAAATTACTTTTAGTAGAAAATATTCAAAATGCAGAAGAATCAATGGATATAGTTAAAAAAGTTTCACAAGAAGCCATAGTAGATTTTATTGTTGTTGATAGTATTCAAGCTATGTCTCCTAAAGGAGAGCAAGAAACGAAAGCAGGAAAAGAAAAATCAATAGAATCCGATGAAATAGCTTTACTTGCTAGAAAAATGGGTAAATTTTTAAGAGTTTCAGGTTCGGCAGTTCACAATGGTAAGGTAGCTGTTTTAATGATAGGTCAGATTAGAACAGGTGGTTTAGGAACATTTATTGTTAAATCTACATTATCAGGTGGTAATGCTATTAAACATTGGTCTGTCTTAACTTTATTTATGAGGAGAGGTCAGAAAGCAGATGCTCCTACAGTAAAAGAAAAGGTTGATGGCAAAACAAAACAGAAAATAGTCGGTTTTGATAGTGTAATTAAAATAGAAAAAACTAAAGTAAGTGATTCAATGTGTGAAAATTCTGATTTACACTTGCCTTTTTATCTTTTAACAGGATATAATCAAGAAGAAATAGGAGAAATAAATGATAAGCTTTGATTTTAACGATAGTAAAGCATTATGGGAATTTAGTAAAGAGACGGTTGTTTTAGCAGAAAAATATCAAGAAACTAGAATAAATTATTCTACAGCATTAAAAACACTTAAATTGGCATTAGCACAGGCATATTCTGATGGAAAGATTAAAGAAACAATTTCAGAAGATAAAGCATATTTAAAATTAGCAGAAGAAAATGAAGGAAATAAACAAGCACTTTCAGATGTAATTGAATGTGAACAACACTATAAAGGATTAGAAAAAGTTTTAGATGCAAGATTGGCTTTAGCTTCATTGAACCAAAGTTTTATTAAAAATAAGGTTATTGTTGGTGAATAATATCGCCGTTGTATTAGTAGGTCATACTTTAGAAAAAATACAACATTTAAAAACCCTATATCAAATAAATAAGCCGGATATGGAACATGATTTGGTTGTAATTTATAATGGAACTAAAGAATATAAAGAAGCTAACTGCACCATACTAAATAACAACACATTGAGAGATATAGGTATGTATTGGTATGCTATAAATTTATATCATACAAATAAGTATTTTTTTATGAATGATGATGTAGTATTTATAAAAGATAATTTATGGTTAGAAGAAGCTAATAAAAAATTAGACACCTGTGATATTGTTGGAGTACAAAGTAATTTATCTTCATTATTTAGTGCAGATATAATTAAAAAAGTAACTAAAGGTCATTATCCTGAAAAATGGGTTGAATGGGGTCAGACACCTCAATTTATAAGAACCTCAAATTTCGCCTGTACTAAAAAATATTTTATTAAGTTATTTAATAAATATAAAACAGCACAGTCATTTGAGAAAAACACTATAAAAGAAACACTTCAATGGAGTTTATTTGATGATAAGTTCCATATTTATGATTCTAATTTATTAAAATATAAAGGATATATAAATGCGTCTACAGAACATCCACAATAAAGATAGAAATATTTATTTATTTTGTAGAGACAGAGAAGGACAGCAAGAAATAATAGAAGACAATACTTTTTTCCCTTTCTATTTTGAACCGAGTGCTGACGGTAAAAGTATAGGATATAATGGACAGAAACTAAAGAAAGTAGTTACTTCTAATCCCCGAAACATTTATAAAGATAGAAGAAGTGATAGTTTTAGTGCAGATATACCATTCACAACTAACTACTTAATTCACAAAATAGACAAATTTGACAAGACATCAATTAGATATTTTTTCATTGATATTGAAATTATAGCTAAAAAACTACCTGTAGTTCATGAAGCCAAGGATACAGTATCATGTATAAGTTTATATGATAATTTAAATCCTAGTAGTATTATGGTTTGGTATATTAAAGATTATTCAGGAACATTAGATGAACAAGAAGAACAGTTATTAAATGATTTTATTAAATACTTCAAAGATAATCCTCCAGATATATGGGCTAGTTGGAATGTAAATTTTGATTATAATTATCTATATCATAGATTATATAAAAAATATGATAGATATTTAGCACAGGAATTAAGTCCTATAAATGAAAGTAGATATGCTAGAGGAGATAAGAAATTATTTTATCCTGCAGGCATAAGTGTTATAGATTATTTGATTTGGTTTAAGAGATTATATCGAACAGAAAAATCATATGCTTTAGATTATATAGCACAGATTCATCTAAATGAAGAAAAATGGCAAGATACTGACTTCGGAGAAGTATCTGAAATAGTTAAAGCAAAAAATATAAATGATGTTAATAGAATGGTTAAGCTTGAAGAAAAATATCATCTATTGGATTATTATGATGAAATAAGAATTTTTACAAAAACAGAATGGGAAGATTTAATACATAACAGTAGGATTATAGATAATCTAATTTTAGATGAAGCTAAAAATAGGAATGTTGTATTACCTTCTAGACCATTTAAAGATAGTTCGTTTAAAGAAGAATCTTTTCAGGGTGCATATCGTAGAGCAGATTCAGGAAGATTCTATAATATATATAAAGCAGATATTTCATCTATGTATCCAGAACAATTAATTAATTTTTGTTTAGATGATGTTAATTTGAAAGATGAGAAAGAAAAAGGATGTATAGAGATAGATAATCTATTTTTTAATCAAGATGAAAATGCTATATTGCCGTTTTTATCTAGGAAATTAATAACAGAGAAAACAATATTAAAAGAAGAATTAAAAAAAGTTAGAGGTCAAGGAGAAGTAGAAAAGAAAACTCAAATTAAATATGATGCTTATAAAGCTTTAGTAAATTCATTATTTGGTGTTACAGGGTTTTCAAGTTTTAGATTATACAATCCTAAAATAGCCTCAACAATTGCATTTTTAGCAAGAGATTTATTACACTATGTAGAAGATGAAATGAAAAATAGAGGATTTGAGGTTATCTATTTAGATACTGATAGTGTAATGTATAAATCAGATAAAGACGAAATAATATTATTAAATCAAATGGTTCAAGATTGGGCTAAAGAAAAATATGGTAAAGATAAAGTCAGTATATTTTTTGAAAGTGAAGGTACTTTTAATAAATTATTGATAATAGGAAAATGCCACTATTATGGAGTAAATGTTATAGATGGGAAAGAAAAACCTGAAATTAAAGGTATTGAAATGAAAAGGTCTTCCAGTAGTAATTATGAATCTTGGTTTCAGGAAGAACTAATTAAAAGAACACTAGATAAAGTAAGTGAGAAAGAGATAATAGATTGGATAAGATATGAAAATAACAATATACATAAAAAAGATTTATTGGAAATATCTTTCCCTGCTAAAATAAACGTCAATAAAGAATATAAAACAGAAGTAGAACGTGATGGAAAAATAATAAAGAGAAAATTACCTATTCATGTTAGAGCATTTAAAAATTCTAAAAAAGTATTTAAGAATAAATTTAAAGTTGCAGAAGGAAGTTTATTTCATTACTTACATGTTAAAGATTATATAGTAGATGGAGAACAAGTTAATGCTTTGGCTATAGATTCTAATACAGTAAATATAATAGATACTAATATGATAGATTGGCATGAAATATCTAGAAGAAATATATTAACTAAAGCAGAAAATATATTTAAGGCTTTAAAATGGAATACAAGTGCTTTAAAAGATACTAGACAACTAACTTTATTTTAGGAGTAATATGAAAGAAGAAACCTTATTATATATAAAAATAATAGATAAAGAATATTATGGATTCATAACTACTTTTGATTCGTTAGAAAAAAAAAGAAAAACACGTAAATCAGATATGCATGCTCCTACACTTAAAAAAGCAATAATTAAAGCACAGGAATTATGTAAGGAAAAACAAATAGACTATGGATATTGGTTTATTAATTTATTCTAAACTGGGAAGGAGGTAAAGATGGCTAAAGAAGAAAAGTATGATTATTTAGTAAGTATACATAATAAACAAACAAAAAGAATTGAGGTACTATGTATTACAGGAGGTAATAGTGAATTAGGTACTTTTTTTACTAATTTAGATGATGAAAAATATATTGTTGAATCAATCAGTGTTATTCCGGGAGGATTAACTAACGAATATTTACCTTATACCAAAAAAGATAAAAATTTAGAAATAGGACAATAATATAAAAGGAGAAAAATATGTTAAGTAATAAAGATTTGCACACAGAGATTAAAGCAATGGATGAAATAATTACAAAACTTGATAGCCCATTTGAGAGTGCGTTGTTAAAAGCAGCCACCTTGATTTTAAAGCTTCTCCATAATGTTAGAAGCAATCAAGTTATTATTATGAAAGAATCAGGTATTAATTTACTTGAATCAAAACCATTAGACAAAGACAACAAGGAAAAAGAAGCAACAACAGAATAAAAAAAAGTCGAGGGCTTGGCTTGCGTAGGACTGATAGAAAACATATAGAGTATCTTATACCTATATTGTTATTTTATCTCATCCTACGCAGTCCTTTGCAATCCTAGAGGTCTTTAAGAGTACTATACTAAGATAAACCACCTAAAATCTATTTGTATGAAGGAATAATATGACTAACGCACATTTTAAAAACATTATAAAACGTAACGGCAAGAAAGTTAAATTTAGTTTTGATAAATTGGTTCTTGCCTTAAATAAAGCAGGGAAAGCAACAAATGAATTTAATGAAGACATAGCAAAAAAATTAGCTACTAAAACAATAAGAATGGTACAGACTACAGTTGAAGATAGATATCCTACAGTTGAAGATGTTCAAGATTGTATGGAAGAAGTATTATTAGGTTCAACATATAAAGAAACAGCAAAAGCCTGTATTATATATAGAGAGCAACATAAACAATTAAGAATCATAACTTCTGATTTTAATTCTTCTATAATTAATAACTATTTAAAGAAATTAGATTGGAAAGTAAGTGAGAATAGTAATCAAGGATTTTCATTACAGGGTTTAAACAATTATGTATCATCTGAAATAACAAAAACATATTGGTTAAATAAAATTTATCCAAAAGAAATAAGAGACGCACATAACAGTGGAGAATTACATATACATGACTTATCATATTTATCTTCATATTGCGTTGGACATGACCTATTTGATTTATTAAAATCAGGGTTTACTGGAGTATCATATAAGACAGAAAGTAAGCCAGCTAGACATTTAAGTACTATATTAGGTCAAATTATAAACTTCTTCTATACCTTACAAGGAGAAACAGCAGGAGCCCAAGCATTTAGTTCATTTGATACTTTACTTGCTCCTTTTATTAGGTATGATAAATTAACTAATAAAGATGTTAAACAAGCATTACAAGAATTTATTTTTAATATGAACGTACCAACAAGAACAGGATTTCAAGCACCATTTACAAATGTTACTTTAGACCTAATTGTTTCTCCTAATTATAAAGATATGAAAGTCTTAATGGGCGGAGAAGAACAAGAAGAAACATATGGTGATTTTCAAAAAGAAATGAATATGTTTAATAAAGCCTTCTTTGAAGTAATGTCAGAGGGAGACGGGAAAGGTAAGATATTTAGTTTTCCTATACCCACATATAATATAACAAAAGATTTTGATTGGGATAATAAAGATTTTGATGGATTATGGCAGATGACTTCCAAATTCGGAATCCCATATTTTTCTAATTTTGTATCTTCAGATATGAAGCCTGAAGATTCCAGGAGTCTTTGTTGCCGATTAAGATTAGACCTCAAACAATTAGAAAAAAGAGGAGGAGGTTTATTTGGTTCATCGGCACTTACTGGTTCGGTTGGTGTGGTAACGATTAATATGCCTAGAATAGCATATTTAAGTAATAATAAAAAGGAGTTCTTTGACAAATTAGATAGGTTAATGTTTCTAGCTAAAGAGAGTTTAGAAATTAAAAGAAAAATAATAGAAAAGTTTACTGAAAATGATTTATACCCCTATACTAAATTTTATATTAGAACAGTAAAAGAAAGATTTGGTGAATATTGGAAAAATCACTTCTCTACTATTGGGTTAGTAGGAATGAACGAGGCATGTTGTAATTTCTTGAAAGAAGATATAGGTAGTGAGAACGGAATAAAATTTACTGAAGAAACCTTAGATTTTATGAGAGATAAATTAATTGAGTATCAAAAAGAAACTGGAAATAATTATAATTTAGAGGCTTCTCCAGCAGAATCCACAGCGTATAGACTTGCTCTAATGGATAAAGAAGAATTTAAAGATATAATAGTATCTAACGAAGAAGAATATAAAAAGGGTGCTGAGCCTTATTACTCCAATAGTTCTCAATTGCCTGTAGGATATACAGATTCAATAGTTGATGTATTGGATTTACAAGATAATATTCAAACAAAATATACTGGGGGAACTGTCGTCCACCTGTTTATAGGAGAAGCAAGACCTTCAAATGAATCAGTAAAGAATTTAGTTAAAAAGATTTGTAGTAATTATAAATTACCTTATTTCACAATAACACCTACATTTAGTATTTGTCCTTCTCATGGATATATATTTGGAGAACATTTTAAATGTCCGAAATGTAATTCTGATTGTGAAGTTTATTCAAGAGTAGTAGGATATTTAAGACCAGTTAGTCAATGGAATAAAGGTAAGCAACAGGAATATGCTGACCGTAAGTTGTTTAAAATTGAAAAAACAGAAGAATAAAATATATTTTGCTGGCGTAATTCAATGGAAGAATGACTGCCCTGTAAGCAGTATACGTGGGTTCGATACCTACCGTCAGCTCCATTTAATAAAGGAGAATAAAAATGATTGTATATGTTGTAATTGAAGAAGATAAACATATAGATATTGAATTTCACATTTTTAGTATAAAAGAAAAGGCATTAGAAAAAGCAGAAGATTTAGTAAAAGAATATTCCGATACTTATGAGGATGAATATGAAGAAGCAAATTATGAAGGACTTCTTTTTTGCAAGGAATTGGATGATTGTGGCAGTATAAAAGTTATAGAAAAAACAGTACTTGACATTTATACCGGAGTATGATATAATAATATTAAGTAAAAGAAGGAAAAATAGAGGAGACAATAAATGTCTAATAAAACAACAATAGATGAAAAGCAGTTAATTAAAAACTATGAGAAAGGTTTAGATGATAAAGAATTATCTGAATTACATAATGTAAGTGAAAGGACAATAAGATATAGATTACAAGATTTAAGAAGTCAAGGTAAAACTTGTTTTAGGTCTGAATTAAATAAAAATACTAAAGCAAACATAAGCAAACCTGAATTACTTAAATTATTAGCTATTTTTAAATCTAAATCTATGGTAAGTAAACAACTAGAAATTCCATTATTTGAAATAACTAGATTATGTGAAAAATATAATATTATTGATAATGCAACTTATTCATTGAAAATAAATGAAGCATTAAAACAAAATTTAACTAAATACTCTACTTATAGTAAAGTAAAAACTCCTATTTCGGGTTCTGAAACAGTTGTTATTGGTTTGGCTGATTGGCATGCAGGAAAAGATACAGCTACTTATAATTTAGAAGTATTTAAAAAGAGCATAAATGAACTATTGAATAATAGTTTAAAACTTATAGATAAACATATTAGTAAACATGTTAAAATAGATAGTGTAAAAATACTGTCTGCTGGAGATATGGCTAATGGAGAAGGTATTTATCCTACCCAAGCTTTCCATCAAGATGAAGCACCTCCAACACAGGTAATGTTAGTAGTTGAATATATGATGAAAATTATTATGTCATTACTTGAACGTGGATTAGCAGTTGATTTTTATGGTGTTAAAGGTAATCATGGTAGATTGGGTAAGGATGCTGACCCTGCCAGTAATTGGGACTTAATGATTTATATGATATTAGCACAAAATAAAAATCTATTAAATCTAAAAAATCTAACAGTTAATTTTAATGAATTGGATTATTTAGAAGTACCTATTAGAAATTGGAAATATTTATTACGACATGAAGCATATGCACAAGACGAAACTCCAGTAGGTCAAGCTAGGTATTTGGGCTGGCAAAAAATACATGATGCGGATGTAATTGTATCTGCTCATGTACATCATTGGTCTGTTGGTGAAAGAAAGATAGTTATTGGTTCACCTGTAGGTGGAGACGACTTATCGGAGAGAATGGCAAGCACTATAGGCAATCCTTCTCAAATGTTATGGTTATGTACAGATGAAAGAAGTCATACTAATTTTTATCCTGTAGATTTAAAATCGAAAGGTGTTAAAAAATGATAACATATCTTACTCTTGTTTATAATACGGTAGTATCAAAAAATAATATTGATTTAATTAATAAAACAAAAGGTCATAATATTTCGGAGGGTCAAAGTTATGAAATAGGAGATGATGTTGAGGTTGCATATGAATTTTATAATGACTTAGGATTCAATGATGCAATAATTGATTTTGTTAAATTATTTAATCAAGATAAAAAGAATATTAAAATAAAAATAAGACATGATTGGGAATAATGGGAAAAATAAGAAAGACTTGGGAAATAGACCCTGTAACTAGAGTTAAAAAAAGCAAAAACAGATACAAAAGAACAGAAGCTAAAGATGAACTAAAAGAAATTCTAAAAGAATATGAGGAGAAAAATGAATTGTCCTAATTGTGGTGAAACTCTAATGGAAAGAGATGAAGTTGCCGATTTAAGAGAAGTTAAAGAAATAGGAATGGCAAGTACCAAAATTGTAAAAACAGGATATAAAGAATATATCTGTCATAATTGTTTTGCTAAGTTTCAAAATCCGATACCTGAAACATATTATTATAAGAAAGAAGATAAATGAAACAGTTAATAATAGGCGATACTCATATAGAAGAAAAAAATATAGATGAAATAAACTCAATATTCAATGAAATATATAAGTATAATGCAGATGAACTTATACATTTAGGAGATTTAGTTAATAAGAAAGTATTATCTGCAAAAGTATTAGATTTTACTTGTTATTGGATATCTAAATTTAAATATAAATACGGAAAAGTTACTATATTAAGAGGCAATCATCCTGCTGTAGAAAAAGATTTAACAGTAATTGATTTTCTAAACCATTTTGGTATTAGTATATATGATGATTTAGAAGACAACAATAATTTCTACGGGCATTTTATGGTAAATAAATCATTGAGAGCAATAGGAGGTTATAAGTGTGATGTTGAAGATTTAATAAGATACAACTTTGTTTTATTAGGACATCAACATACATTTCAAGAAATAGTTAAAGATAAAATGTATCATTTAGGTTCTTGTTTATATACTAGTTTTAATGAAGATATTAATGTTCCTAAGTATATCGCTTTTATTGAAAACAATAAATTAGAATTTAAAGAATTAAAAACACCAATATCAATGTATGATATTACAGATATTAAAGAATTAGAAAATATACCTTATTTATCAAAAGTAAGATTAACATTAAATTCATTTGATGAGCTTATATCTTATTCAACTAAAATAGAAGAAGCTAAAAAAGCATATTATGATTTTAGAATAAAAATTAATTTTGAGAACCATATAATAGAATCTGAACTTAACACTGATAATAGTATAAATGATATTGCAAAGGAGTGGTTAAGAAATATTAAACAAAATAAAGAAATACATAATATTTTAGAAAAACAATTTAAAGATGAGGGAATTTTATGATATTAGAATATATAGAATTAAATAATTTTAGATGTTTTGAAGGTAAAGAACATTTTAAATTTAACAATATTAATTTAATTAAAGGAAACAACGGAACAGGTAAAAGCACTTTAGTATTAGATTCATTACTTTTTGCATTATATGGATATTCAGAAAAATCTTTAATTGAATTACCCACCAGAGACAAAGCAACTAGTTGTTCAGTTAAAGTAAAAATGATAAATGATAAAGATAATTACACAATAACTAGAGAATATCCCACAAAAATAACTATAATTAAAAATGATGAAGAAATGCCAATAGTAACTAATAAAGAAAAACAAAACTTCTTAAATACTCTATTTAAAAATGTAGATTATTTTAAAAAGTTTAGAATGATAGATAATGCTACTGGTATTAATATACTTGAATCCAATAGAAGTGAAATTACTAGAAGTTTATTTTCTTTTCATGAAAACATTATTAATAAAATAAGAATGAATTTATTGAAAGAAAAAAGACATAAAGAGATATTTAATAAAGATAATTTACATGTAGATACTCATTATCCTTCTGAAGAAAGATTAAGTTTATTAGAATTAGGTGTTGATATAATAAAGAAGGAAGAAAGAGAACTAGATTTAGAAAGTATTAAATTAAAAAATAAATATTATAATCACTCATATAAAATCAAAGTACAACTTAATACTAAAAAGAAAGATGAAACTACTAAAATAGATAATTTAATGATTGAAGATATTTGTCCTTCTTGTGAACAAATAATAGAACATCAATATAAAAAAACAATAATAGAAAAACATCATAATATAATAAATAGTATTAATGAACAACTTAAAGAAATTGAAGTCAATTTAATTAAAGATGAAAAAGCATTAAAAGATAATGAAAAAGAATTAAACAAACGTAGGGAAAGAAAACAAAATTTAATTATATTAAGAGAAAAATTAAATAATAGATTAAAACAAAAAGAATATGTATATACAACCAAAGATGCTATTTTAATTAAAGAAGCTATTAATTATTTAGATAACTTTATTTCTTTCTATATGAAAGAATGGTTGAAACATATAGAACCTATTATTAATTCAATAATTACTAATATAGGATTTACTATCTCATTTATAATAAATGATAAAAAAGAATTTGAATTTATATTAACAAGAGAAGACAAACAATATAAATATAAAGATTTAAGTAATGGTGAAAAACTAATATTATCTATTGCATTTCAACTTTCATTATTATTAGAAAAAAATGAAACAGGACTTATTATAGCAGATGAGGGGTTTAGTTCATTAGATGAAGATAATTTAAATTTAGTTTTTGATTTATTTAAAAACCTACCATTTCAATTATTATGTATTATTCATAGAATAGATGATATTTCAATTAACGTTAATGTAATTAACTTAAATAAAGGAGTTTAATATGGAAGTAGTTATTAATCAACAGGATTTATTAAATGTTGCATTTGCAATTCAAAATATTGCTTCACCTCAAGCTAGTTTACCTATTTTAGAAAATGTTATGATTACTACAAATGAAGACAGTGTGGATTTTACAGTTACCGATTTAGATATTAGTTTAAAATATAACTGTAAAGCTAAAATTATAGAACAAGGAAATATAACTGTTCCTATTAATAAATTCATTAGTGTAGTAAAAGAATTACCGAAGGAAGATATAAATTTAAAACTAAAAGAAAATACTTTAATTATTTCATTTGGTAAAATAAAATTTAAAGTAAATGGATTACCTATATCTGATTTCCCTAGTATATCATATAGTCTAGAAAATAGCATATCTATTTCACAAATAAAACTAAAAAGATTACTAGATATGACCTTATTTACAGTATCAAGAGATGAAACAAAACCCGCCTACAACGGAGTATTGCTAGATATAAGAGGTAAAGAAGTTAGAATGGTAGGAACTGATAGTAAAAGACTTGCTGTTATTTTCGATACTTTAGAAGAAGAAATTACAAATAATATTAAATCTATTGTTTCTTATAAAGCAGCCGTAGAAATAAGTAAAAATTTACAGGGTGAAGGCAACATAGAAATTGCTATAAATAATAATCAAATATGTTTTAAATTAAACAACATAATATTAGTATCTAGATTAATACAAGATGATTTCCCTGATTATGATAAAGCAATACCTAAGTATAAGAGTGGTATTAAAATTGAAACCAAGAGGTTCTATGATGCTTTAAAACGAGTATCAGTATTTACTGATTTAGAATTAAAAGCAATTACAATAAATATAGCAAAAGATAATATTGTATTATTTAAGAAAAGCAGTAATATGGATGAAGCACAAGATGAAATAGAGATTAAAGAAAACGATATTGAATTAGTATTGGGTATTAATCCTGTATTTATAAATGATATACTAAAAACAGTATGTGATAAAGAGATAGAACTTGAAGTTACTACTTCAGAAAAACCTGTAGTAATTAGGAAAACAAACGAATATATTTATATTATATTGCCAATGCAATTGGAGAATAAAGAATGAATGACGTAATTATCATAGGTGGAGGATATTCAGTAAAAGAAGGAATAGACAAACAATTGTGGGATAAAATACAACATAAAGGAATTGATGTTTGGTCTGTTAATTTTTCACATATGTTTATGCCATTCAATCCTTCAGTTCAAATATGGGCAGATATAGGAGTATGGACTAAAGGTAGGACTGAATTAATAGAATTACATTCAAAAGGAACAGAACTAATATGTAAAAACTATGCTGGATATGACAATAATTATTTTATAAATAAATATGATGTTACACCCTTCATAGAAAAAAGTAGTGAAACAAATATTTTTATTGGTAGAATGGGTTTATCGGGTGTATTTGCCTTGTCTTTAGCTATATCAAGAAAATATGAAAACATATATTTGTTAGGATATGATTTTGGTTCTACTCATATTAGAAACAATAATACTCATTGGTATGAAGATTTAAATGAAGACATTAATGCAGGAAGTTATGGTAGGTCAGGTATATATTGGGCAGGAGAAAATAAAATTAGAGATGAAATAAAAGATTTTGATATTATAAAAAAACATACTAAAGTAGAAGTATATAATGTAAGTTTAACATCAAATATAATTAGTTTTCCTAAACTATCATATGATGAGTTTTATAAACGAATAGAGGATAACAAATGAAAAGAATATTTTTAGCAAATGACACCAATTCAGGACACAGTGGTTCTAAAGCAGTTATGAAATCAATAAACAATATTTTAAGTAGTCATTATGTTGTAGGTAGACATTATGTTCATACAGATAAATTTAATGATAAATTTAAAGAACTGATTGATAAATCAGAAGTAGTTGTAGTGAACGGAGAAGGAACTATACATCATCAGAATAGAGCAGGGACAGTATTAATGGATATTTTAAAATACGCACAAGATACTAATAAAAAGACAATGCTTATAAATACCGTATTAGATTTCCCTGCTCCTTATTACAATGAAGTATTTAAAAAATTAGATTACTTGTCTGTTAGAGAAATATTAAGCTATGATAAAGCAAAACAATGTGGTGGTAATCCTGAAGTATTATTAGATTCATGTGTAGACCCAATTAACTTTACAGATAAAAATGTATTAGTTCAAGATACTAGAGGTCTAACATTAAAAGGAAATGCTCATCCTGGAGTCAGTGAATATGCTATTTTAAAAACAATAGATTTACCTATTTTGGCTTTTAAGAGAATATTCACTTTTAATACTATTGTTAAAAGTTTAAAAAATGCAAGAGTATATGTAACAGGTCAACATCACGGAATTTATGCGGCTGGATTAGCAGGAATACCATTTGTTCCTTTGTCAAGTAACTCACATAAGATAGAAGGTTTAATAAAATGGAGTGGTTTACCTATAAAAATTTGTCGTAATAGAAATGATATAATGGAACAAATAAGATTTGCATCAAATAAAGATAATAAACATATATATGATGATTTCCATAAGTTTATTACTTCAGGTAATTTTCTAAATAAAGAAAAGATGGAGAAATTATTAAATGAAATCTAATTTAACTCAATATTTAAACAATAAAAGAATTGCTTTATTAGGGAATGCGAAAAGTATTCTCAATAAAGAAAAAGATTTTAATAACTATCAAGTAATTATTAGAATGAACAATGGACATCCAGAAGGTAAGGAGAAATTTATAGGTTCAAGAACAGATATATTAGTATTATCTACTCTATTATCTGAAGAAACAATAAAAGAATTTAATGCCAAATATGTTTTTTGGGCAACACCTAAAAATAGAGATAATACAAAATATGATTTTTATTATGATTTGGTTGAGTGGGGTAATTTATTTAAAAAATTAAGAAACAATAGACCCTCTACTGGATGCATGATATTTGATTATCTAGTAAACAATGTTAATTTTGAATTACTAGACCTATATGGTTTTGACTTTTGGTCTACACCCACATGGTACACTAATAGTATTTATACTGCACAGCATAGTCCAGAAAAAGAGAAAGATTATGTTATGAAACAAATTGAAAAAAATATGAGGATAAAATTACGCAATGAATAAAGAACTTATTTTAATCGGTGGAGGTTATTCTATTAAAGAGGGTATAGAAAAAGGATTATGGGAACACATAAAAGGAAAGACGATATGGTCTCTTAATTTTGCTTTCGAGAAAATGCCTTATTTACCTACTAGAGAAATATGGGTAGACCAAGTTTTTTATGTAACTAATATGGATAAACTATTTAAATTAAAAGAACAAGGAGTTGAATTAGTTTCTAAAACAAATACTAAATCAAAACATATCAATGAAATAGTAAAATATGATGCTAATAAAGAAGTTGAAGGTATATATGATGAAAAAAAGAAAGCAATATTTTCAGGTGGTTTAGGATTAGTAGGTGTCTTTTCTTTATCTTTAGCAATAAAAGAAGGATATAATAATATCTATTTACTAGGTTATGATTTTGGTACACCTACTTTAAAGAATAAAAAAACACACTTTTATCAAGATGAATTGAAAGTAAGGTCTTCAGGTATAGGAAACCCAAGTATATACCTAAAGGGAACAGGTGATGGTACACCTAAAAAACATGTAGAAGACTTTGAGAGGTATTTAGATTATGATGTAAAAATACACAACGTAAGTATGATTAGCAATATACCGTACTTTAAAAAAATAGAATATTCAGAATTCTTTAGGAGAATAAAATGAAAATAGTTGTATTTGCAGATGTACATAAGGATTATGACAAATTAAAAATACCAAATGGAGATATGTTAATATTTGCTGGAGATTTTTCTATGTGGGGTAACAGACGAAACTTAATTAAATTTAATTCTTTTTTAGGTAAACAACCCCATAAATATAAAATAATGATAGCAGGAAATCATGATTATTATATGAAAAATACGGATGCTAGAATTTTAGTTACTAATGCTAAATATTTAGAAGATGAGTATATTGAAATTGAAGGTCTAACTATATATGGTTCTCCATATACTCCTAAATTTGGTAATTGGGTTTTTATAGAAGAAAAAGAAGTTTTAAAAAATAAATGGGGAAAATTAGATAAAAAAATAGATATATTAATAACTCATGGTCCACCCTATGGAATTTTAGATGAAGTGGCTTCAGTATATGATAAAAACGTAGGAGATAAATATCTATTAAAAGAAATAAAAAGAATTAAACCAAAATATCATATATTCGGACATATACATGAAGGATATGGTAAAGTCACAATAGATAAAACTACATTTATTAATTGTTCAATATGTGATTTTTGTTATAAATTAAATAATAAACCTATAGTATTTGAAATAGAAACTAAGATAAGGAGTAAAAATGGGAAAAAAAGGAAAGAAAAATAAAATAATACTATATAGTACAACTATTTGTCCCCAATGTTTAACACTTAAAACATATTTAGAAAATAATAAAATAGATTTTACTTTAAAAGATGTTATGAAAGATGTTGAAGCAGCCAAAGAAATGGTTGAAGATTCTGGACAAATGGGAATACCAACATTAAAAATAAACGGAGAATATATTGTTGGTCTTAATATAGCAAAAGTAAAAGAACTTTTAAATATTTCTGAATAGGAGATAACAATGCATAAAGAATGGACATTACTATTAGGTAGATTTCAAGTTCCTAAGCCACATAAAGGACATGTAATGTTAGTTGAGACACTACTAGAAGAAAATAAAAATGTAGTAATAGGAATAAGAGAAGAAGACGGAACAGATACAAACCCATATACTATTGAAGAAAGAAAATCTGCTTTTGAAAAGATATTTTATAAAGAAATAGGAGAAGGTAGAGTTAAGATTTTAGCGTTACCTGATATAATAGAAGTAGCATATGGAAGAACTCCGGGATGGAAAATATATCATATAGATGTTCCAGAAGAAATTAAAAAAATAACAGGTACAAGTATAAGGGAGAAGTCTTAAATGATTAAAAAAATTATTAGAATTATATATATTAATATTGGAGTAAAATTAGGATTAATACCTAGAAATAAAGGATGTTTAGTTTTATTTACAGGTCTTCCTTGCTCTGGGAAAACATCTACAGCTAAAATAGTATATAATAAATTAAAGAGTATGGGTAAGCGAGTTGTATTACTAGACGGAGATAAATTTAGAGAAGCATTTAATAATGATTTATCTTTTACTGTAGAAGATATACATAAAAATATAAAAAGATTATCGGCTATATCAAATATGTTATCTTCTAATGGAGTTATTGTTTTGGCTTCATTTATTTCTCCATTTAAGATTGATAGGGAAAGACTTAAAAATAATAATAAAAACTTTATAGAAATACATGTTGCGTGTAGTAAAGAAACATGTATGAAACGAGATACAAAAATAATGTGGAAAAAAGCAGAAATGGGATTAATAGCTAATTTTATAGGTATAGATATTGAATATGAACAACCTGATAATCCAAATGAAATATTATTTACTGAAATTGATAGTATAGGATATAATTCTACTAAAGTAATTAAAGTATTAAAAAATAACAATATAATATAAGGAGAACAAATGTTTTTAATTTCAAATCATATTTTAACTTGTAAGCCGGAGATGAAATTACCTAAAGATACTGTGGTTAGGATAAATTGTGCTTGGGTAGAAAATACCCAAGAATTAAAGAATTTTATAGATAAATGTGAATATCCTATTTTTCTTGATTATCCTAGTAATAGAATTAAGCCACCACAACCAACAATTAGTATAGAAACAGCGATTGGAATTGCAAATAGATATGCTAAAATTGAATATTTTTCTTATTCTAATGCCTCCGATATTCATGAAGCACTGGAAATATGGCATGAAGTAGATAAGAAAATAGTACCTAAGATAGAAGATATTAAAGGAGTTGTGTCATTACGTGGTTTAGTCGAAGCTTTAAAAACAGATATGATAATGATAGATAAAGAAGATTTATTTACAAATTGTAATAATATTGAATTATATTTGTTTGCATTGGATAATATAAGAGATACATGTAAAGAACTAAATATAAAAGCATTAGAACTATATGGAGTAATTTTTAGTCATGATTAAAATTGTACAATTGGCTAGTAATCCAATCGGAGGTTCACCATATGAATTGAATAATTTATTAAATGAATATTCTGATTATATTGAATCTAGACTTATATGTGGAAGCAATAAATATTCTGAAGGATATAATCATGCAGAGAGACAATTTCCTGGAGATTTAAATTGGTTTAAAGATAGGAAAAAATCTATAGAAATAATACAAAAAGCAGATATACTACATTGTCATAATTGTTTGTTTCCTTCAGACTTATTAAAATATAAAACAGATAAACAAAAAATAATATTACATTTATATTCAGTACATAGAAAAGCATTAGAAAGAAAAATAAAAGAAGATTATAGTATATACGATTTAATTGTAATTTCAGACCAAAAATGGCAAAAAGAAGTGTATAAAGATTTAAGTAATATATATTTACCTATAATTAAATCACAAGAATATGGATGTGATAAAAAGAACAATGATAAACCTGTGGTTTTATATGCACCTACAAATAGACATGATAAAGAACATATATATTCTAAAGGATACCATATAATAATACCTGAATTAAATAGACTAAAAAATAAGTATGATTTTAATTTAAAAATAATAGAAGGTATGCCTTATAAAGAAAACTTACTAGAAAAAAATAAAGCAGATATAATTATTGATGATATAATAAATAAAGATGCTTTTCATGGTACTAGTTTAGAAGCAGCCTGTTTCGGTGCAGTTGCTTTAACTAATTATAGTAGTGATGAATATCCTTTTTATAAAACAAATTTAGATAATTTAGAACGTAATATAAAAAAGTTATTAAAAAAGAATAATTTACAAAAGGAAAAAGACAAAATAATAGAATGGAGAAATACTAATTATACTCCAAAGACACTAGTAAAAACATATGAAGATTTTTACTTAGGAAAGGGTTTAAATATGACGATGGATCCTAAAATTAATAATGATAAAATGAAGAAAGCTAAAGAAGAAATATTTCATATTATGTCTGATTGGTTAGATGAACATAATATATTCTATTTTCTTAATTTAGGCACTCTATTAAAATCATATAGAGATAAAAATTATTACAGTACAGATATTGATTTAGGATTATTTGTAGATGATAGATGGAAAATAAAAGAATTACTAAAGACAAATCCACCTAAAGGTATAGAAATAAATTGTTTATGGAGAATGGAATTTACGTTTAGATTGAAATCTAGTAAATATCCTAAACTAGATTTTAATTTTTATGAATACAATTTAGATACTGATAAATATCAGACATATTTATATAGTAGAAATCCAATAAATGGTTTTGTTGATTGGGAAAGATGTTTAACAGTATCAGCAGAAACACTCCATTCATTTGAAGATTATACTTATTTTAATAAAACAATAAAAATACCTGAAAATATTGATATGTTCTTAACTGATAATTATGGAGACTGGCATATAGACAAACCCAATTTTACTGGTTGGGGTGGTAGAGTAAATGCTAATAGAACACATAGGGAAATAGCAGTTATTGTTACTACCTTTTTACGTGATGATAAAATAGTAAAATGTATTGATTCATTAAGAAGTTTTTATCCTGATGATTTAATAAGAATATATATTGGAGACCAAAATGAAAAGGTTTCTGATGAAATGATGAAATACTATGATGAATTAAATAAAAATGGACATAAAATATTTAAATTAGAATATAATTGTGGTCTTGCATATGCTAGGAATTATCTAGCCAGTAAGACAGTAGAACCTTTTATACTTGTTATAGATGATGATTTTATTTTTACTAAAAAATCAGATATAACTAAATTCAGAGACATATTAGAAGATGATGAAAACATAGGTATAGCAGGAGGAAAATTAGAAGGTAGAAGTCCTTATTTAGGATGGTTCTGTCCTATTCCTAGTATAAACAAGATATTAAAGGTTAATATATTTTCGGTAGATTATAAAACACATAAAACAACAAAATATAATTATAAACCAAGAGAAGTTACATATTATGATACTGATATTGTTTTAAATTTTGCTTTATATAAACGAGAATTATTTTATGATATTAATTGGGACAATGATTTGGTTTTAGTAGAACATAGTGATTTCTTTTTAAGACTAAAAGATACTGATTGGAAAGTAGCTTATACTCCAGAAGTAGAGATAGCACACAATGAAACTTCAAATAGTAAAGAATATAATAGTTTTAGGCGTGATATAAATGTTAATAAAGGTTTAGAAATCTTTTGTAAGAAATGGGACATAACAGCCTTAAAAGACATATGTAATGTTAATTTAGGTGATATAAAAAAACCTACAGAAGAAACTACAGTTGTAAAGAACAAAATAGAGAACAAAACACAGAAAGAAACAATAATACCTGTTAATATTACTGCTTCAAATAAAGAAGAAGAAATATATAAATATACTTCAATATTAAAAGACAATGGAATATCAGTTATTTTAATGAAAGATACGTGTAAGTGTGCTGTTTTAGATAAGAATTTTAATAATATAAAAGATGATAATGTGTATTTAGGAGTAACCGATATTCATGAAGCAGTTGAACTTACTAAAAATATTAAACCTAATTTAAATATTAAATTTATAAAAACAACCATACACACTAAAACATGGTTAAATGATTCGGGGTATTCATATGTAATACCTTCTCCTGTTGTTAAATATTTAAAAGATATATATGGAATTACAATAATAGATAAATTAAAAAAGAAAGGTAGAATATAATGAAGGAATATGATTTAAAATTAGATAATTTAAAATGGAAAATGTTATTACATAAAGGCAAAGTATATGAACCAGAGGAAATGCTTAAATCTAATAAATTTTATGAACCTAAAATTATGAAAACGTGTTTTAAATTATTAGATAATAAAACAACCTTTGTAGATATAGGTGCTAATATGGGAGTATTCTCTTTTCCTGCATCTCTAATATGTGGTTATGTTATAGCAATAGAACCAGATAAAGATAGATGTGATTGGTTAGAAGAAAATATAGTTTTAAATGGATTAAATAACATGATAGTATTACCTCTTGCCCTATCAGATATTAATGGAGAAGGATATATGGGTTGTAATATGAGTACTGACGTATCAGGTAAAATGTTTAGATTCTCAAAAAATAAAAAATATACAAATAGTAAAAAAATAAGAACAAAAATATTAGATGATGTATTACTATCTAAAGAAAAATATGTAGTGAAAATAGATGTTGAAGGTTCTGAATATTTAGTTTTAAAAGGAATGGAAAGAGTTATACAGGACAATCCTGATATTAAAATTATATGTGAAGTTCATGAAGAAATGATGAAAGATATTTTCAACGTAACATTAGATAAATTCTATAAGCTTTTGGATAAATTAAATTTAAAGAAAACAGAAATAAATGATGTTGGTTTACATTATTTATTAGAGGTAAAATAATGGAATATATTCCAATTAGAACTAAAGCCTGTGTATCTCAATTAAAACACGTTTTAGATTTAGAAGGAGATGTTATAGAAATGGGAGTTTATACAGGTAAAACTACATTTCAATTAGCCAAATTACTTAAAGATAATAATAGTAATAAAATAGTATATGCATTTGATACATTTGAAGGTATGCCAGAATATGATATTGAAAGTTCAATAGAAAAAGGTAAATTTTATTATGGTATAGAAGAATTTATTAAACAGAGAGATAGTCGGAAATTAGAAAATTATGTAGTTCCTGTAGCAGGTAATATAAAAATAACAACTAGGAAATTAAATAAAAAAAGTAAATTTTGTTTTGCTTGGTTAGATATGGATACATATACAGCAACAGAAATAGGATTTAATTTTGTTAATGATAGATTAGTTAAAGGTGGTATAATAGGATTTCATGATTATGATTTTCATGACTGTCCTGGAATTAAAAGATTTGTAGATAGTAAAATAAATAAAAATAAATATAGGGAGTTAGGTAATATCGGTTATTGTATATTTTTTGAGAAATTATGAAAGGTAATAAAATGTCAATAGGAGATAATATTAATAGTCTTGTAATTGCAAACTTACAGAATTGGCACTATGATACTCAATTAAAAGATGTTAATGGTGATTTAAGAGAAGATTTGGTCTTAACAGATAAAGATGTCGAAGATATATTTATGCAAGCTAGAATATCTAATAGGAAAAGGTCTGAATCAAAAGAAAATATAAATGATTATTTTAATCAAGGTACAGGAGAAACCAAAGTAAACTATTATGGAGAAAAGAAATGACAACTGATTTAGTAAGATATACGGTAGGAGAATTAATTGATAAATTAGTTATAGTTAATTTAAAGATTTGGCATTTAGAAGAAAACCTTAATTTAGATAATATTAATAAAGGTAAAACTTCTAAACAGATAATAAAATTAAATACATATAGAAATAAATTAATTAAATCAATAGATGCAGAAATTGATGTTATAGGAGCGAAAGGAAAACTATGAAATATAAAATAGTTACAAATGGTGAAAGATATAAAGTACTGGTAAAGGATTTTTTATTTTGGAATACAGTAGCAAAAGTATCTGATTATTGTGGTTCTGGTTTTTTAACTACACCAGTATATTTTGATTCAAAAAAAGAAGCAGAAACATATGCTAAAAAGGCATTTGGTACATGGGCAGAGAGAGTAAGGACTTGGAGAACAGTATGAAAATAGAGAAACTTGCTTGTATAATGGGCATCTGGGAAGAACAAAATATGTTACCTTTGGCTTTAGAATCTACTAAAGATGTGGTTCATAAATATTATATTCTACATAAGTCAGGAAGAGATAAAACAAAAGAAGTTCTTGATATGTGTATTAAAAAATGGGATTTAAATGTAGAATATATTAATTCAGAGATGAGATTAAGAGAAGGTAGAATGGAACTAATTAAGAAAGCTGAAGCTGACGGATATGAGTGGTTTTTAATACAAGACGGAGATGAAGTGTTCTATACTACAGGTGAAAGAGCATTAAAGAACTTTGCTGTTATTTTAGAAGACAGTAATATTCAAGGTATATATAGTCCTATGGTATATTTAAAACATGACTTAATACATCATAAAGAACCATTTAAAAAAGGATATGGTAAGGATAAGATATTAATAGTACCTCATCCTACAATACTTAAAAAAGGTAGAATTAAGTGGTGTCCTGAAACAGGAGATGTACCTATATCTAGTGGACATATAATATCTTTATATTCACCTATTAAATTTGACTGTAATGTTAAAACCCCTTTAAGGAGACTGTTAAGAACTCATTTATATGCATGGGAAAAGGTTTCTGATAGCTATAAAACAACTACTATTGAAGATTTTGCTATGGAGAAGCGTAAATGTAAAACAATAGAAGAATTAGAACAGAAAGCAATAGAATATATAACTAAAGATATAAAATCATGTAAAGTATATGATGAAAATAAATACTATCTTTATCCTGAAGTAATTAAAAAATATCTTAATAAAAATCATATATATGGATATGAAGGAGAATTACTGTGATTGGATTTAATAGACGTAAACCTAAAATAGCACTTTGTATGACTACTTTTTTAAGAGATAAGCTGTTATATAATAATACCAAAAGTATACTAAATAATTGGAGAGATAATTTTGTCTTATTAATTGCAGACCAAGGATATGATATATTTAGTAAAGAAACAAAAGATACTAAAGATAAAGAATGGATTGAAGATAAAAAGGAATTTATTGAAGAAATAAAAGCTCATAAAAATGTTTTTTATTATACAATACCTTTTGATTCTGGATTATCATATGGTAGAAACTTCTTAGTTGAAAAAGCAAAGGAATTAAAATGTAAATATTCTATGATTATATCTGATTCATTTGAATTTAATGAAAGTATAAACAAAATAGATGAATTAACTGAATTATTAAGTATACTTAAAGATGTGGCAATAATAGGTTTACATTTAAATGATAGGATTGAATGGACTTGGAATATAGAAAAAACAGAAGATAAGTTTATATTAACTAAACCAGAAAACACTACATCTACATATAAATCATGTTCTTTTATTAAATGTGATAAAATAAACAATTTCTTTTTAGCTAAAACTAATATTTTATATAAAGTTAAATGGGATAATGAATTAAAACTATTTGAGCATTTAGATTTCTTTTGGAGACTAAAAAATAGTCAAGGTGCTAATAAAGTTCTATTTACTAAAGATATTACAGCTAAATATATTAAATTTAAACCTACAATATATAATAATTATAGAAAAAGAATGTATAGTGAATTTAGAAATAAAGTTATAGCTAAATATAATTTAAAGACATATGGTGATTATATCACTTAGGAATGCACAGGATAACGTAGGATTAACGATATAGTCTAGTTGTGTGCGTTATATGTCGTAAAATAAAAATAGCATAGGAGCAATCCTAATGAGAATTTGGGTGTGATGCCCTAACGGTCAGGGGGACGGCTGTAAACCGTTCTAGCCATCAACTTGGTTCAACTCCAGGCACACCCACCAAACCAACCATTCCCTCTGTGGCGTAATGGTAAACGCTAAGATTGACCCACACACAAACACCTTTAAGGTGTACTTGTCAGGAACGGTTAAAGCACCTGACCAGAGGGAATGCAAATTAAAGCAAATTGTGACTAATTTGTCACACAAAGGATAGGATTTCTGTGACAATCTGTCACAAAATGTATATAGTTATTAAAAAGTATTAACATTTTATACGAAATTAAGATTGAAGTTGACATAAACAAGACCTGAAGTTGACAATAATAAAACAGATAAGGCTGGCAATAAATTGACAATTATGTATAGTAGTTTAGATATAACTAAATACATTAACTTAACAAAAATGATAAGTTACTGTATCCAAAAGGAGAATAAATAATGTACAATGTATATTTTAAGGATAAAAAGATTTGGAAGGGTGGAGATATAGAAGATTCGAAGTGGAATAAGATGCCTAAAAAACCTATCTCTAAGATAGAATATAATCTTTTTAATAGGTCTGTTAGTATAGGTGGGTTTGAAAAATATAATCATATAATAGAACATGTGTCTTTATTTAATAAAAAAACAATGGTAACTAAAACTATTCTAATGGGATTAAGTAAATATAAAATATATAAATTTATTTTTGACTTAAACAAGACTACAATTTCATATGAAAACATTGATGTAGATAAAGAATATTTAGGTAAAAAAACAACAGGTTGGAAACAAGGTATTAAGAATAGTATACCAAAAGTAGCTTTTAATGAAATTAGAAGGGATTTATAAGAGAAACAATCATTTTAACCTTAAAATCAGTTGGAATCCAATCTGGACTATCTAAGGTATTAACTACTTTAGAAAATCCATCTCTAACAATTAAGTCAACAAACCCTAATTCTTCTTGTGCTTCTGTTTGTTTTATTTGAAATGTTGGTATAGACTGTATGCTTAGACCTTCCGGTGTTACTATTTCTGAATTCGGGAAATCAACTTCCTTATCCAAAACTATTGCTGTTTCTACATAATCAATTAAAGTTTCTGGTATATTATAAAAGGTATATTCAAAATCTTTATTAAAAATATAAACATCAATCATATCTTCGGTATTATGACTTCCTCTTTTATTATAAATATCGTATTCTCTCCTATTATATGTATTTAATAAAACCCTCCCATAACTTCCTTCAGGATAATAAAAAATTTCGACATATTTTTCTGCATATTGAAAATCCAAAGGTGCGTCTGTGACTAAATTTACAAATATATCTTTTCTATTTCTTTCATGTAAAACATAGGGAAGTTCAAAATCAGATTCATATACTATAGGTTTTTCATATAAATTTAATCTCTGTTTTTTAAGGGGTTTCTTCTTTAGCTTTTTTAACAGTTCATTAAGATGTTTTGTATATTTATTTGTTAATTTATGTAATTTGTTTTTAGTTGTATTATATCTCATTTTTTATCCTCTAAAATTATATGGATTTATTAAAAATATTTTTATTTTAACATAAACATCTTTAGTACTTGAATTATATTTCTGATATTCTCTAGTATCAATAGTTTCTCCTAATTTAATGTGTTTAGCAGTCATTATTATAGTGGGAATATCAGCAATACTCTCCTGAACATAATATGCAACTCTACTAACACGGAAAATACTTAGTCCTTCAGATGTTTCTCCTGTTTTAGTAATATTAAGTTCTCCACTATGAGAATTAAATGATTGCCAAGGATATTTGGTTTCAACTGTTTCATTTTCATATCCAGTTTCAATATCAGAATTACTATCGAGTATAGGTATCAATTCCATTTCATCACTATAAATCTCGTATTCCCAAGAATAAGTTGCATCCGACATAGGTGTGTCATATTTTACCCAACTTGGATAATGTTTTGTATTTGGTATCCATTTATGAGTATTATCAACAAAAATCTCGGATCCAGGATATGTTAAAGGTAAATATTCATCACAATCCATACTTCCACTAATAGCTGGTCCTGCCGTTACACTATAATAACTAACATATCGTTTTGTAATTATCCCTGAATTATCTTCTGTATAAATACTACTATGTAAAAATACTCCTATTCTTCCAGACCCACTTATTTCTTCTCTGTAATTCCAATAATTTTCAATGGCATTAAAATCCATAAAGTCATTAGCATAAGTATATGATGTTCCTCCAGGATTAGGCATATCATCTATATAACTTTCCGTATGTCCACTTAAATATTTATAAAAATATCCACTAATACCAGTTGAATCACAATCAGTAATATATGTTTTTTCTTTAGGTATACCCATTGGATTATCTTTTTTTAAGTATAGTGTTTTTCTATCATAATAAACAATCGTATTTGGATATGTAATAACTCCACCTACATCTTCCTTATAAAGAACACCATATATTCCTTCGTTATATGTTCCGGATGTAAATTTCTTATAATATTTAGTATCTATACCATCAGATGAAGTTCTAGATGTTGCTATTGGAACTGCTCTTGAATATGTTGCATTTGCAGCCTGTGAAGCTGAAAATCCTAAGTGAAGTGCTCCATCTCTTGCGAGATAACCAAAATTACCAAAATTACCTTCATAAATAGTCTCGCCTCCGTAAATTTTCTTAACTTTTTTACTTAATTTATGTACTGTTTTAGGCATTTCTTTAGAGCTTGCACTTGCCCTAAATTTAATATTTTCATTATCAGTATATGGTGTTTTTAAATAAGTTCTTATTTTTATATAAGGTATAAATTCTTCTGGCATTATAATTGTACCATAATATGAAGAAATTACATAATGGAAAATAGGACTATTTTTATTATTTTTATTCCAATATAAATTAAAACCACCTCCACTATAATCACGTGCCGCAGTTGGATTACCCCATTCAGCCTCATAAATATTTATCATCTTTTTATTTCTATTTCTTTTAAAAATATTTTTATTAATTATAATAGGTTCTGCCAGTTGTTGATTAACTTTATCTTCTTCTCTAAACAATTTACTTGATTTTTTATTTGTTTTATTTTCCATATTTATATGTCCCAGTAAAATTGTAAGGATTAATTAAAAATAATTTTAAAGTACAATACCATTCATTATTGTAAGTATCATATTCCCCTTTGGATAAGGATAAAAATCCTTTAATATAATAATTATCATCTTCATCTTTACAAAAATACATATCTATATATCTAGTTCCTAACTCGTACGGATTTACTGTTTCGATATTATCAGGAGCAGAATAATAATGTAATATTTTTATATATGGGAGTAATTGAGATGGAAATAAACCGAGATTAATATTAATTTCAAGTGTAAATTTCAATGGAGACCTAACTTCTGTTTCATACTCAATACTATGAAACCATGAACGTTCCCAAAAAGGAAACATAATAGGAGCTTCATTAGAAAAAGAAATTAATTCTTTATCAGCTATAGTAATAATCATATTTTTTTTTAATGATTTTATTTCTTTATCAGATAAAGTATATTCAAGAGTTTTAGTTCTTTGGTCTAACTTATTATATTTATTTATTAGCCAATTTACTTTTCTTTTTCTATTTTTATATCCCGTATATGCCATAATTTACTCCACGTATTTCCAGTCTACAGGGTCAAATTTTCTTGCCAATCTAACTCTAGTTCCACCAAAAACATATAATTTTCTTCTTCTATAAAGAAATCCATTTTCATCATAACAATCTATTTTTTCATCTAAATCAGGGAGAGTATCATCTAAATCATCCATCATTGTTTTTGTTAATTTATTATCACATGTTAATGAAATTTTCATATTATTAGAATCTATACTTATTGATTTAACCATTAAAGGAAAACCATTGCTATCTTTAAATATTCCTGCTTGAGTAGTATTACTAAGATTTATTTTAGTTCCAATTTCTATATTATAGTAAAACATAGCATCAATTGTTATTCCTATAGAAGCAGATGTTTGAGGTAAAATATCACCGTTTATATTTTTTATCTTTTCATATTCAACTCCAGCTACAAGTTTAGTATATGGAGTATAATCATAACCTTCATCTCTAACTGTATATAATCCATCATCTTCATCAGAATATTTAGTTGCAGTTATATATCTTCCATTTCTTGCACTTACTTCTAAATAAGGAGCAGAACCTAATTTATACCAACCTAGAATTCCAGGACCACCTTCATCATCATCATCACTATATACCTTTACCTTAATAAGTTGACCTGCCACAAGAACTGTTTCCCATACATTTTCTATCATTCCCCATTCCCTTTGTTTTTCCCACCATATTTCTGTAGGATAAATAATATCATCACTTAAAGAAGATAAACTAGTCCCTATATATTGATTGGAGAAATTATGATTTAAATCAGCATCACATCTTCTTACATTAACTCCAGTAGCATAAAAGAAATATGTCCAGTTTTGCTCTAATGGCATCTCTCCACTCCATATAGCAACTGCATTTGCGGCTCTAGCATTAAAACTAGCAACACCTGAACTAGTAACAGTTGTTTGAGTAACACTTTCGGTAGTTTCACTACCTAAATCAATTTTAACTCCATTGTATAAAGGAGGTGAATCATTTTCTTCCTCATAATCATCATCTAAATATTTATCTTCAATAACAGGATTATAAATATTTATATCATCTAAAAATACATCATATAATGTAAATTTAGTATCTGAACTAGCTAAAGGTAAATTAACTAAATTAACACTTTGAGTATTTTTAATATCTGATTGTGCTTCTATATATAATTCTTCTTTACTTCCTTTTGGAGATACTTTACTTATAGTACCTTCAAAAATAGTATTTCCTGATAAAGTAATTAAAACTGCTGTTTGTACAGGAGCAAAATTATCATGTTTTAAAGCAAGTTTAAATGTAGCTGTAGAATAGTCATCTGCTGTTTTTACTATTTTAATACTTGTTAAATCAACATCTGTTCTTTCCACTGAATCAAAATAAACAATAAAATCAGTTGTGGCTATAGGTGTAGGTGGAACAACATATTGGTCATTAGGGTCAGTATAATAACTGTCTAATATAAATCTAATATCTGAATTTAATACATTATCTTCTTTTTCTACTATAAACCTAAAGTCTGAATTTAATTTTAATCCATTAACAGAATCCACTCTACTTCCAACAGAATAAGTTTCTTGTAAAATAAATCTTAAATCACTATCTAATTCAGTAGAATCTCTATCATCAACTCTAATTAATTCAGCCGTTGAATTATCTGTGCCTGCAAAAATTGTGTTAAAATCATCAAGACTTACAATATTAGTAAGATTATCTGTATCTCCAGTATCAATTCTTGTTCTAGCTTCAAAATCATCTAATTCAACCTGTATTATTTTACCGTCTTCACATGATATATATAACATATCTGTATCTTCATTAATACAAATATCAGTTGCATTTTTAAAATCTTCTCCACTATCATTTAAAACATATATATCTTCTACAGGTGTTTCACCACTTATATCTACTTTGACTATTTTTACAGGGTCAGTATAGCAAACTATAACTAATGGATTTACATGTATAATTTTTGAAGCATTATAAATTCCTTCTAATGATTCTGACGAATATAAAATGTCATCATATATTTTAACTAATTTAGTTGGGTTTTCATAAGTAACTATCCATAAATTATCATTATCATCAACAGTTATACTTCTCGCATCATTTATTATTTTTCCACTTTCACTTAATTCTATTGTTTCACTTAAACTATAACTAATATATTTTAAAACAGTTGCATATGTTCCACTTGCTGTTCCTGGAACAAGTAAATAAAAATACGAATTACTATCAATTGCAATATCAACTGGATTTTCAGTAATAGTTATTGGTTTAGCAATTGCTTTATAAACAGTTAACGGATTAGTAATCTTATATCTATATGCTATATAAGTATCATCTTCAACAGCCAAATAAATATAAGTAGTATCTGCTGTTATTCTAACTATTTTATCTACAGGAACAGTGATTTCATAATATGTTGTATTTGGATTTCTAACATTTTTCTTATGTAATATTGAATTACCTCCTGAACCTTGATAAGCTACCCAAAAATATTCTCCAGTAATACACATGGCTGTTATTTCATTTTCTTCAAATGAATATGTTGATATTGTTGTCATATTATTATCCTCATAACTCCTTTAAAATCAATTGGTTGCATATTTTACACAAAAAACAGGAGCTTCTGCACCTGCATTTGCAAAACTAGCAGGAACAACAACCTTTAAATTACAATATAAAACATCTGCTACTGTTAATGCACCACTTCCATTATTTAATTCTAGATAATGACCGTCTGTAGAGCCTGCTAATTTACTACCTATCCAGTTTGCTCCAGGAAGCCCCAGTGTAGTTACTACTCCTCTTATCCAACTCGAAGTTGCGTCAGAAGCACCTAAACTATAATCAGCATAAGTATTTAATGATGAATTATCCCACACCTCTAATACTGGTTCAGATGCAGTTGCACCATTAAAAGAAAAAGCAAAAACATATCTTTTATTTTGATTTCCTGCATTATGTATTTCTTTTAGTTCACTTTGACTAATATCTGCTAAAAAATATTTAGAAACAACCTGTTCTGCATCACTAATTACAATTCCAGCTTGATTTAATGCCTGTGCTGATGGAATAGCTTCTCCATCTGCTACAGTTGTAGAACCATCAGAAAATATAATATAGTCATTATCAGTATCTACTTCAACGAAATCAACACCACTAGTATCTAATTCTTCGTCTTGTGTATCACAATTTGTATAAATTGTTAATTCTGTACTCATTTTGTTTCCTCCTTACCATGTGTTCACTAATAATTTTATTTCATATTCCTGAAAATCAGTTCTAAAACTTTCAGAATATGTAATTGATTTCACTCTTTTTACTTTATATTCATAGTATGTTAATGCTGTTTTTTCTATTCTTAATAAATATGGAGTATTATAAACAACGGCAGCTTCTAATGCATCAATATCAACAGTTAAATCTTGATAATCATCATCACCTTCATTATATAAGATACCTCTTATAATTAATTCCCAAGTGTCTGTTCCACCGTCTATAATAATACTTCCAATACCACGTTGTCCTTTTATCTCTACATGTTTCCCTGTAGTTTGAGGTGCATTAGTATACTGTACAGCTATAAAAGTATATCTTAAAAGCCCTCCATCTCCAGAGTTATATAATTTAAAACTAGGTGTAAAATCTGCCATTTTTATTTACCTCTTTAATTTTTTTCTATTCTTCTATCTACATTTATAGATATACTACTTTCGTCATTACGTAAAGCATCAACTATGAATTCTTTTGTTTCCTCTTCACTCATTTCTCCAATATTACCAGTAATATTAACTAAAATTTGATTCTTTATTGTATTCATGAATTTTATGTCTTTTTCATCCTGAATCTTTGATTTTGCATTAATTTCTGGTCTATACTTTTCAAGAAGTTCCTGATTCATTTTCATTAGAGATATTGGTAAATACTCACTTGTACCAGTTTTTTCTGAAGTCTTTTCAAGTGAAGCTCCATAAAGACTTTCTCGATTAGAATCCATCATTTCCACATAGTCAGGATTATTTAATGCTGATTCAAAAGCAAGTTTCATACTGTCCGCTAAATTAGTTAAACTGGCTGCATTTATTATTAAATTTGCTACATTTAGTTCTTTACCTTCCATACCAGTTTCAATTGACTGCAATAGAATACCTAAAGGAGTATCAGGGTCGATTTTAGATTTAACATCATCTTTTATTTTTTTTATTTCTCCCCTATCATTTTGTTTTTCAGATATAGATATATTTTTGCCTTTATTATCAAAATAATTTCCAGCTTGCAAAGCATCAAGAGCATCACCAAAAAACTTCACTATTAAATTTTTTACAAGTTTAGATTGGTCTTCTATATTTTTAGTTCCACTAAGTACATCTGCAATAGAATCAGCAACTTTAGGACCATAAGCAATGGCTATTTTATATAATTGTATTGATTCAGATGAAAGGTCTTTTTGTTTTTTAAGTTCCTTAGTTTCAGCACTTTTTATGTCTAATTTTCTTTCTGCTAATTCAAGTGCAGTTTTTTCAATACCTAACATTTGTTCTATCTCAGATAATAATTTCAAACTTGAGGATTCACTAAGGTCATATGCACTAGCTAAATCCATAGCATAATCTACAACTACACCTAAAACAGATTGTTTTTCTTTTTCTAATTCTAATAATTCTTTTTCTTCATTTTTTAAGTGTGTGCTAATTTTCTTATTTTCTATTTCTTCAAGTTTTTTAGCCCATTTAACTTGCTCTTTTAATTCTTTAGCTTTTGCAAGTTCTATATCATATATTAATTGTTTTTGTTTTTTTAGACCTTCGTTAGTTTCCAATAGTTCTTTATTGGCTTCAAGTAATTTTAGTTCTTCTGCTAGAATATCTGAAGTTAATATACGTTCATCTAATTTAGCCATTTTTAATTTATGAGCCATAGTCATTTTATCTTCATCGGCTTTAGATATTTCTCCTTCTTCAAATTTAACAGTAAGAGCCTCTGATAATTTATCTACAATATTTTCAAGCCCTTTATCCTTAAAACCACCTTCTACTAATTTAGTAACATTTTCTAAAATAGTATCTCCAAATATATCCAATTTAATAGTACCCATAGAAGATAAATTTTTTAATGTTTTTCTTAAAGTTTCAATTGTTTCTTCATGAGATTTATATTCCTCTGATTCTTTTTTTAAAGTAGTTAAAAATAATTCTTCTTTAACTAATTTATCAGATGTCTTTTTTATAGCCCTATCAATATCATCATTATGTTGTTCAACATCCATTAAAATTTCTTGTTCTATTAATTTTGATTCTCTTAATCCATCGTTTTTTAATTTTAGAAGTTTTAATTCATTTTCAGCATTTTCAACCATTTTAGCTCCTGCAACACCCATTCTACCTGTATCATCAAATTCTTTTTTCATTACAGAAAGTCTTGCTTCTATAGCTTTTTTTATTTCTTCTTCAGATTTAATAACTCCAGTATAATTTTGGACAATATTTTTCCATAAATCTATTTCTTTTTGTGTTAAATCATCTATTGTTTTACCTTGTTCATGCCAACTCTTTTCTATCCCATCTAAAACACCACCAATAATTTCACCTATATTGTTAAAATCAATTAGATTATTTTTCATTTTCATTATATCTTCATTGGGTTTTTCAAATAAATCTAATAAATCAGCATCTTCTAAAAGGCGAAGAACTTTAATCATTTCGTCTGCTTTATCTTTTCCTGCATCTAATTTAGACCAAGATGCTCCTGCACCTGTAATTCTATCTTTCCAACTTATCTCTTTAGAAATCATTTTTGCCGTATTATATTCACCAAGTAAAAGCATAAAATGTTGAAGTTCACTTAATTCATCTTTAGTTAATCCAATTTCATCTCTTAATATCTTAAAACTTTTCTGAAAATCAGTTACCCATTTATCATTATCTTGTCCTTCTGTAACTTTCCATATAGCTAATTTTTTAATCCATCCTGGCTCTCCACTTCCTTCAGAAGGAGAACTTATGGCTTGATGCCATCTTTTAGCTATTAAATCCCAAGTACTAGATTCAGCTAATTTTTTAAGTTCGGCTGCTGTTCCGTCTATTTGTTCTGGAGTCCTACCTAATTCTTTATTCAATTTCTCCCACTGTTGCATTACATTAAGTACAGCTCTTCCTCCTCTAATACCAAAAACATCTATCAAATCATTAAGCATACCTAAAGTATTACCTTGTTCTAAATAAATATCATGTATTTGGGTCATAACATCCATATAATCAAGTGGCTTATATGGGTCAAAAATAACACCTAATGCTCTTAATTTATCTGAATCTTTTGCTATTTTAGCAAAGGCAGTTGAAAGTAATCTTCCACCCTTACCACCTCTTAACATGGCATCACTCATAACAGAAGCACTTGCAATTAAATGTTGTAATTTAATATCTAGGGCTCCACCAACAGAACCTAAATAAGACATAGATGTCTGCATTTCAGATAATTCAATCTGATTGTTTTTCCAAGCATCTGCTAATAAATCAGTTATATATTTTACTTGATTTGTAGTACTTCCTAAATCCTGTAGTTGTTTATCAAATACATTTAGTATACCTGATACTAACTGTCCTGCTTGTTTTACATCTCCAAAAGTACCTATAGCTAAATCAAGTATATGAGTAAAACCACCCAACATTTCTTCTGTTGAACGTCCAGCAGTTCCTAATTGATACATGGCTTCAGTAATGTCTTTCATTCCTTTAGTAGTTGTAGCATAATATCCTCTAGCTTTTGCTTCTAAAGTAGCATATGTTTTTGCTTGAGTATCATTAGTGTATGTTGCAACAGCCATAACCTTTTTCATACCTTCTTCTAATTCTCTATAAGTACTAATAAGTGATTTTACTATTTTTGCTGCTCCACTATAAACAGCTCTTAAAGCCATCCATATAGGTATTGTAGCTACAGCTCTCATAGCTAACTTAGCTGAAGAAGCAATTACACTTGTCTGTGACTTACCTAATTTAGCCATAGCATTACTTGTATATGTAGCTCCTTTTGCCATTGGTGCAAAATGTTCATTAACTTTTGCCATTTGGAAACCATATTGGTCCATTTTGCCACTATATTTAGTTAAGTTACCATTTACCATTCTAAATGCTTTTGTAGTTGTAACTCCGTCTTTAGTAATTGATTTTGCAACATCATGGTATGATGCACCTAAAGAATTTAAATCTTTCTGATTCCCAGTAGAGGCAGCATGTATAACTTTATTCATATGTGCCATTTCTTTATTAACTTCTTGAGTTCCATGCTTATCCATTGCAACCTGTACAATATACTTTAGGGCTGCTTTCCCATGTTCAGCCATTATTCCTGCCATTGTAATTACACCTTCTTATTTTTAAATACCCATTGTGTTGTTGGGGATTCAATTTTTTTCTTATTTTTATTTGTACTATTTTTTTCTTTATCTTTGTTTTTATTCTTATAATACATATAACTATCTTCATATAAATCATTTTCAAATACTTTTTCATCAACTTCACCTAAATGATAATCAGTAACTAAATTATAATGAAAAGATAAATAGTATAAAAATAACATCTGTAAATTAGAAAAATCAGTATTGTTTTTGAATAAACTAATATTAATTTCTTTTGATTGACTATATAACATTTGATATTTAAATGATTTAGCCAATGCTCTAATTCTTTTATCAATGTTTTTCATTGTTCTAAAACTCTATATCTAGTTCATCTTTTAATATAAAAGTAGCATTAAAGGATATATTATTAATTATTCTCTCTTGGTCGTTTTCAAATTCATCAAATGAATTCCAAACTCTAACCCATTTCTTTTTTTCATTAAGTTTATAAGCACTTAAATAAATTAAGTAACTATATACAAATATTAATACTTGCTGTTCTATTGCATATTCCATTAATTTAGCTTTTTTTATTGAAAGTTTTCTTTCTTCAAGATTAATATCTTCAATTTCTTTTTTAAATATCTCTATATCACTTACATTTTTTTTATCTGCAAGGCTTTTTCCTATTTTAAATTTAAACTGATTCTTTTTACCTTCTAATTCAGTCATTTTTATTCCCATTTTATCAATGTCTATACCACGTTCTTTATATGCTTTTTTTAAATCATCTTCTAATAAATATTTAAATGTTCCGTCTTTGTTCTTTTCTCCAAGTAAAGATAAAAACTTTTCAGTTTTCATTCTATAAGCTTCTGATTTTATTTTATGATTCGGTTTCTCTATTTTATATTTTACTCCGTCAAGTTCAAATTCACTTTTATTATCTTTAATTACTTCTTCAACTAAAGTTGATTCAATAATATCATTCATTTTACTTACTTCTTTGTCCACTAATTCTTCTCTGCTTACGTTTTTTTTTATTTTATCTGACATTATTCTTTCTCCTTACCTTCTTTTTTATATTTAAAATCAAAAATAGACACACTATGACCTACACTACTGGCATCAAGTAAATCTTTAAAATCCCTGTAGTTTTCATAGATAAGTTCTTTGATATTTTTTTTGAGTGAATGTGGGTCTTGGATTATTTCAAATCTTTTCATAGCCTTACCTACTAATTTTTTAGAGGATAGTTGGATAATATTATCTAATTCATCTTTAGATAGTATTATAAATTTTGATTTGTCTTCCATACTTTTCTCCTTACATTTTAATTATAGGGAGGAGAGTTATTCTCCTCCCTAGTATTTTACTAATTAATCTTTATCCTGAATAAGCATCTAAAGTTGTTTTATCAGTTGAAATCATAGCTTCTTCGCCTTCCATAGTTACTCCTCTGGTGACGTAATCATTTAACGGTATTCCAGCATCTAAAGATACTGGCGATAAACCAATAAACCTATAACCTATTAAGAAATCGCCAACTGCTTTAGTTGTTGTGCTATAGCAGTATACAGTTAAAACAACATCATCTAAGAACTCTCTAACATCAATTAAACCATATGTTGCCGCAACGCCTCTTAAAACTTCTTCTATAGTATATTCTTCAAGAATTCTTCCTAAAGTAATACTAGTAGTTACATCTTTAACACCTCTAGCTACAATTTCTTTATTACCAATTTCCTTAACATCATATCTATCTAAGCTAATATCAATACCTATGCTTTGTAGTCTATAAACATAATCTGAAGTCTGTAAATAAATACTACATTGTTCAGCAGGAATACTAAATGCATCAGTTGTATTAGATGTAAATGGGTCAGAACCACTAATATAAGTAGTAGCTGAATACCAAACTCTATAAACGTCCGCAACTGCACAACCATGTAATTCTAATGTTGAAGTACCTGTTGTATATTCATATTCTCCTGAAGCACTACCAGAATCCATTTCAGTTAAAGTACCTGAACTATATTTAGTTACCCTTATCATATAAGTACCACTGGCATCAGGATTTTCTACTGGTGCAGGATAATTAGCATAATCAGTACCAGAAGCACCGAATACTATACTTACGTCTCCTGTTTCTCCACTAACACATGTTTTTATCGCATTAATGAGATATTTATTATCATTTTGATAAATTAACTCGTCTTCTCCAACTAAACTAAATGTTCTTTCAACCATTGAATCTGGATCCCCAATATTAAGTCCCAGTCCACTAATTCTGAATTTAGGATACAAAACAGTACCTAAAAATGTAGCATCATCATCAGTTTTGTAGGCTGCAACATCAACAGCAGAAGTTTTAAAGTTAGTTAAAAGTACTGAAACAGAACTAACGGCTTGATTTGCTAATTGATTATAAAATTCAAGTGAACCGTATTCTAACTGGGTAAGACTTAAATCAACACTTGGAGATGTTTGTCTCCAACTGATAATACCTACAGTACCTACCTCCTCTAACTTTGTTCTGTTTAATGTGATTCCAGCAGACATATCTTGAACTCTATCAATTTCAGTTTTAACTTCGTCTCCGATATACGGAGATACGATTGGTCTGTAATAAGATGAATGTATCATATTTTTTCTCCTCCTTTGAGATTTTTTTATACTCTATTATATCCTTATAATAAAGTATTTATATCACTATGTTTATCTATTATATTTTCGCTTTTATATATTGTTTAAAATTCATGTTAAGCCAAGCTTGTGTATGTTCTATATAATTCATTGGTCTAATTGGATTCATGGGTTTTAATAAATGTCCTTTAGTAACTTGACCAAAACGGTTGCCATCTGCTCCTGCCATTGGATTACCATTACCATTAAAATACCCTATTACATTAGGAGGTATGTAGCCACCGTCATTAACTACTCTCCAATAGGGTGCTTTTGCTTGCATTTCGTCTATATTTCCAACAGAAAAAGTAGATGTAGTTCTTCCTATTTTAGCATCCAATGTAATACTGTCAGCTAAATTTCCTGTATGTGGCTGTCTTCTAACACTATTATTTATAGTATCTTTCATAAAATGAGTTACATCTAAACCAAGCTCGCCACATGCAACTTCCATTTCAACTGTTTTTCTATTTACTATTTTTGCAAAATCTTTAGGTAATGTACCTTCTAATTTTATTGTTACTCTTTTTCTTCCCATTTAACTGTTCCTAACAGAAATAGTAATTTTATGTCTAAATTTATCAAATGTTTCTGTACTTCCTCCAGAGAATTCTATTTTTCTATCTCCATCAAAAGCTAAAACTCTTATTCTTCCGTCTGCTGTTCTTGCTAATGTAGATGGATCCCCAGTAGCATGACTATGTATATAAAATACACAACCATCCTTTAACTTATCAACAATAAAATCAGCTAAATCTATTCTTTGTCCATCTGAAGTTGCAAAAACATCAACTGTTATTCCATAGTCTTTTACTAAAGTATCAGAACCTACTTCTTGTCTTTCAGGCATAGTATTATATAAGCTTACACAAACTACAGGAAGTGTTTTCTCATATGCTTGAGTAAAACCTTTAGTAACTGTTATCCCAGTCCAATTATCATTTATTTGAGTTTCCAAATAATATATAATTGAAAGCTCAATATTTCTGGATGTGCTAAAGTATGACATATTTCTTCCTCACTATTTCCTTTGTAAAACTACCTTTATGACGTTGTAAGGTCTATTAGTTATAATAGACTTACCACCAGTTCCTTCTTTAAAAACTTCATATTCTTCTTCATTAATCATTATTTTATTACAATTTTCAAACCAGTTTCTATATTTTTCTCTACATAAAAATTCTATAGCACCTTGTTCTTTTAATCCATAATTCTTCCAAACAAGAGAAGTAGCTGATAGTTGTTTCATATAACCTTTTACAAACACAGGATTTAGATTACTTGTAGTGTAATTGGCTTCATATGGGTCAAAATCAGCTCCTTCTGTTTTAGTACTAAAATATAGATAAGCTTTAGTTCTAAAGTTTTTATCTTCTATTAGATTATATATTTTCTGTATTTTTTTCATTGTTTACTATTCTTATATTTTCCCTGCTTGATTTAATATTACTACTATATCAAATAAGAAAACTTGTATTTTTTCTCCCCAAGCTTCGACAAAATCAACCCAATTGTCTGCTGAAGGTTTCCAGAAATGTAAAATTGCAACTATAATCTTAACTACTGTTTTAATAATACCGACTATTTCATTAACATTCTTTAATAAATAAGCTAGTATATTAGTAACAAAATCAAATATCGTAAATAATGCGTTTTTAAGTAACCCTAGTATTTTATTCATTTTTATTATCCTCCTCTAAAATTATAGTGTCTAATATTTCCTGCCTTATAGACATTAATTTAATTTCCGAATCTCTTAATATTTTCTTAAATGATTTACTTAGAATATGTGATTCTAAATTATTTAAGTTATTAACAACTTTTATTAAGTCATGTATAATATAGTTAAGTTCTTCGGCTTTTATTTTCATATTATTTGAAAAAATATTTAACTACAATCCATATTGAAATACTAGTAACTAATCCTGCAATACCGCCGTAAGCTATCATTTTTCCCTTCATATACCAATAATCAGTTTGTAAAGTCAATAACTGGTCTTGTAATTTTTCTTGGTTTTCTTTTATTGTTTTCAGTGCTTCGGTAACTCCACCCTGCCATTTTACAATCGAAGTCCAGAATTCTCTGTCATTATTCATTCATATACTCACTTTCGGCAGGGACAAGAACAGCTAAAAATATTGTATTTTCAGATAAAGCCCTAACTTTATGAATTTTATTAATTTCAACTGTAATATTTTTGCCTTCTTTAAGGAAGGTGCTATCTTCTCCGATTTTTACTTCTAATTTTCCTTCTAATACTATAAAGTATTCTATACTATTATCATGTTTATGTGGTTTAGTCCAATTTAAATCTGTTGCAGTGCATTTTAAAACCTGATATTTCTGATTACCACTATCATCTAAATGTTCTATTTTTAGTCCTTGCATATCAAAAAAACCATTAACTTTATTAGTAATTATATCATTTAATTCAAAAAGGATATTTACATTGGTTTCTTTTAGCTTTGTTTTGTTCATATTTGTTGCTTTAGGCATATTAAACCTCCTATTCATATAATTCAAACTCCGATTTAGTTAAACCAGTGTAATCACCCTTAGTTGCTTTAATTGTAACAGTATAACTACCTTCGCTATCTGTTTCTGCACTTTGCCATATATAAAAATATACATTGTTTGTTTGTTCTGTCATTGTGCCTGAAGTTACTTTAACTGCTAACGAAGGGTCTTCTATAGTGATTTTAACTGTATCCGGACTATCAACACTTATTACAGTAGTTATTTTTATTGCTGTTCCCAACCTATATTTTTTAGCCATCTTCTGAATCCTCCGTTTTTATTTGTTGTATAATTTGTTCTTCAACTTGAAC